TTACTTCGTTGGCTCCACGATCTCGCCGACGCGACGATAGACGGTCTCGGTGATGCGCTTGTCGGTGTGTCCAAGCAGCCTGGATGCCCGGCCCAGGTCAGCAATTTCTGAGGCTGCTTTCGGGCGGATGTCCCGGAACTGGAACTGACGGATTGCGGTGGCCAGCGTCTCGTCGAGGTCCTCAAGCGCCGCGCCGGCGGCGGCCGACCGTGCCTCGTCAAAGCGAATGCGCAGCATGGAGGATGTCATCCGGCGCCCATCGGGCGTAGTGATCAGGTACGGGCCGGCTACGCCGCGCTGGCGCCGCTGCTCGCACAGCCGCGCAACGAGTTCTCCAAGCGCCGTCGGGCTGCCGTCGACATCGAGCATGATGCGCAACTTCTTCGACGTCTTGCCCTGGGCGATCTGCAGGTGCCCATCCTGAATGTCCGCCTCCCGAATGATCAGTACGTCGCTCGGCCGCTGGGCGGTGAGATAGGCGAGGTCCATTGCGTCGCGGAGTTCCGGTGGAGCCGCGCCGTATACCGCGTTCCAGACCTCGGCCCTGGCGTAGAAGTCGCGCGGCGTCTCGCGGTTCTTGCGAACCCCCTTCACCGGGTTTTCAGTCGTGACGATCCCCCACTCCCTGGCGATGTTGAAAATGTGGGAGAAGAGGGAGAGCTCCCTGTTCGCCCGAACCTTCGCGGACCGCTTGTCCCGGTACTGTGCCAGCACTTGGGGGGTGAGCGCCTCGACCGGCGCTTCTGAAAACGCCTTTCGCAGTTGCGTCAGCGAGAGGAGGTTGTCTTTCTGGGTGCGTGGCGCTTTCCCAGGGATGATCTCTTTTTCGTACCGGTCGAACACGTCACCCCATTTGCGCAGGGTCTTCGGAGCCGGACTGGCATCCAGCCGCGCCCACTCCAGCTTTGCCAGGTCCAGGTCGGTGCCGAGCGGGATTTCCTTCCTCTTTCCGTCCTCGCCGCGGCCGTCGTAGTAGTATCCAACCCACAATTTCCCTCCTTTCAGCTTCCTGGTCCGGCGAATCATCCGGGGTGGGAGGTCCCTGTTCTTCGGCTGCTTCGGCCGCATTTCAACTCACCTTCGACAGATCCAGCGTCCACGGTTCCTGTACAGCGACCGTTCCGTTCGGTTTCACTCCGGCCAGCCGCAGGCGGGCATAGATCCGCCCGACGACGGGTCGCTGCGCAGCATTCAATTCGTACTTCCAGCCATGAGATGCCAGCCACTCGACCTGTTTTTTTCGATGACTTGGCGCCGATCATGGCCTCCAACTCCTCCTTCGAGAGGAACTCAGATGGGGTTTCCATGGGCAATGCCTCTCCGCCCAGGCGGATCGCCCGGGGCCGAAATTGAGTGTTAGGATTCTCGCCCCAGCCGGGACTGGCCTCAGGAAGAGGCCGTGGTGGCTCCCGGCTGGGGACTTTGCGATATGCCTGCCCGGTCGAGACGTTCGATCTCGGCCAGCGCCAGGGCGCAGGCCTTGACCAGATCGCGGCGTGGAGTGGTCGGCTTCCACGAATCTCTGTCCCAAGGCCAGAACAGTGCAGCGCCATTTTGACGACCGTCCGGCCAGTCCGTGCCGATTCCGCCGGCGTGGAGCGCGTAGCAGCCGGCTGCCTGGGCCATCTGTCCATCGGCGTGCTCGTCGTCGTGCTCCGGCGTCCAGCCCTCGGCGGTGATCTGCCGGCGGCGCTCTGCCTGCACGTCGAGCCATGCCTGCGGCACCGAGTTGCCGGGCGCGGCGGCGAGTATGGAAAGCAGTTGGCGCTCAGCCGTGATTCTGGTGTCGTGGTCCTTGTCGCTCATCATGTTGAGAAGCGGCTCAACCGGCACCAGCATCCACCCCTCCGGCACGCTGTGCTGAGCCTGGGATGGCGCGGCGATATGCGCACGAACGTATCTCAAGGCTGCCTTCCAGCCTTGCCGTGCGCTGTTAGTTTTAGCGTCTAAGAACAGCCAGTGCATTGGATGGCAAGACGTGTCCAAACCCTCCTTCCTCGCCCATTCCTCGAAAGCATCCTGTTCTTTGCCGTCGCATACATCCGGCGCGCTGTGCTGAGCCTGGGCTACAGGGGCGGCGTAGAGGGTGCGGATAGGCGATCCTTCTTTGCCGGCTTTCAGCACAACCTCTTCGCTACCGTCGAACCATGCGTTGCTGAATTGCCACTGATGAACTGCTGTCGGATCGGACAGCTTCGCCTCCAGCTCAGCGATCCTGGCCAGGGCGGCGTCGAGGCGTTTTGCATTTTCGTCGCGGTCATACATGACTTGCATGTATTTTTCGAAACTGACGATTGGCCGCTCCGCCTCTGCCTGCTCGGCCTGCGCCGGGGAGGGTTGCGATTCAGCGATTACGCTAAGCACGCGCCCCTCTTTATCCTGGCGGGTTACCGATACGATGGCGCCGGATTCGTTCTTGGTGACAACAACCTCGTCAGAGGGTTGCGCCAGGGCGGCGCGGGCTTCCCGGTACACCGGAACAGTGTGGAAACTGGTTTTCACTGGCGATAGAACGGCGGTGCGGTCATCCAACATGTTGTCCAGTTCGTCACCATTGGCGTAACCAATAACCTCGTGCGATCCAGTACAGGCATAGCACTTCCAGGGGCCTTCGCCGCTGATGTCGTAGACCTTGCCGCTATCGACACACACAGCGCATTTCACGCGCTCATCCCCGCCTGCCTGCTCTACCGATTCCTGTTCGGGGTCGATGCGCTCTGCCTCTTTCTCCGGAGTGGACCCGAACTCGTACAGCCGCTGGGCGGCTTCGACTACCAGCCGCGACGACACGCCAGCGCTGAAGCGGACGCCACCAACCTTGGCTGGTTGTTCCAGCTTCGGCCAGTGGTTGAATGCTCGGCGGGCGAGGGCAATGTCGCAGACCGCAGCCGGAACAGGCTGGCCATCCTCGCCCTCGAGTTCGTTGGCCAGCCACTCTTCGAAGCTGGCTTCCGATCGAGCCGGCGCCTGGTCCTTGATCAGGGCCAGCAGGCTCTCGGCTGAGGAGTGAACGTCGTCGAGGTCCGTCGACCAGCGGTGCGGGGTGTTGTCGTGGATGTTGTCCAGGGCTTCGACGATGCCGCGCAGGCGGATGGCGCACTGCTCGATCAGTTGGTGTTGGGTAGAGGACATTGCGGTGTCTCCGGTTGCTCCGGCGCCGGCGGCCGGCAGCGGAAGCATTTGCACAGGCCTATCCGTTGGCCGGTGGTGCGGCAGATGGTGGGGCGGTTCATTTCGTGGCGTCTTGCTTCATGGCTTTGGCGTGGCCGACGCAGGTGCGTACTGGGTTGCCCTGGTCGTCCAGGTCGGCGTGGCAGTAGAACCGGCTGAGTTCCTGCCGGCAGTAGATGGCATCGGAGGTGGTGACCGGCGAGGTGTTCGCCGGGGTGCCGAGGCGATAGGCACAGCCGGCGCACGTGCCGCGTGGGTCCACAGTGGCGGCCAGGACAACGCCTTGCAGCGCTCCGAACATCGTCGGCAGGTTCGCCTGCTCCGCGGTGTGCGGGTGTTCGCCGCGCTCGATGAGGATCAACTCCACCATCGCACGGCAGTTCTCGGCGACGGCGTTGGCCATGCCCAGCACCTGGGCGAACAGGTCGAGCATGGCGGCCAGGTTGCGCTGGGCGGCCATTCTCTCCAACACCTGGCGGCGCAGGTCCGCCGGAAGAAGCACGGCGCCGGCCAGTTCGTGCGCGTCGGCGGCGCTGATCTGGTAGTCGGTGGGAGGCTGGTTCATGGGACCGCCATCGTTGATGCTGCTTCCAGCAACTGGCACCGGCCTGCCAGTTCGAGCAGGTTGCGAGTGGTTGGCTTGAAGCCTTCCGTATCCGGGAGGTACTCGTGACGATGGCCCTCCGGGTATGTCTCGAACGGCCCGTGCCATTCCCAACTCATCAGCCAGTCTTGCCAGACCGTGTAGGCGTCCTGTCCTTCGCCCCAATAGTCGACACCGCCGCCGACGGAAAGAACATGCCGGACTCGGGAGCCTTGCTCATATGCGAGTTCAGATGGTTCTTCGTCGCGCCAGGCGCTGCGGTAGAGCGCTGGGTAAAGCTCCACCAGCCTCTTGCTCAATTTCTTCTCGATGCGCGCCTTCATGGCGTCACCCGCTTGAACTCGACGACCCAGACCCAGGGGTTGGCCTGCCAGGCGCCGGCTCCGTTCAACTGCTCCCAGAGGAAGCCGAATGCGCCCTTGGCGGTATCGCCCCAGCAGCCAATGTCCGAGCATGCCTGCCGAGCGTGGTCGCATGGCTCGCCGTGCACTCCCTCTGCCAACGCCTGCTCCTCGCTGATGTCCTGCAGGCGCTCGACGCGCACGGCGGTGATCTCCAGCAGGATGCGGGAGGCCCAACGCGGCATATGGATAGAGGAACGACCGCGGCCCTTAGAGATCATGGAGCATGCTGTCTGCCGGACGCTGAGGTCTGCCGGGTACCAGATCGGTTCACCTTGGCTGAGGTCGTGTGGCGCGATTGCGTCTACCTGGGCATCTGCCGCCCAGGCCTCCCGCACCCACAGCCGATCGCCGGGCTCGCCGTAGGGGCAGGTGATGCGTGCGTGCAGGCCGGCATCAAGCGGCTTGAATGGCGTATTGGGATCGACCATTGAGCCGAGGAAGTCGGGCTGCGGCTTCACCACTCGGCGGGTGACCGTCTTCCTACCTTCCAGGATGGCGCGGACCATCGGTCCAGTGAACAGGATCGGACGTTCTTTCATGGCTGCACCTGCTTCTGCGAACGGTTCCAGGGATGCCGGCGCCCGGGCTTGGGCTGCTGGCGCGGGGAGAGAAGTGCGTCGCGCAGGCTCATGCCGGCGGCGACGCGGCGGCGGACGGTCGTTGCGTGGACCGGGCTCTGGAAGTGCTCCACCAGTTCGGCGATGGTCCCGGTCACGCCGTCGACGGTGAAGCGTCGGCTCTCGCTCCAGCGTTCGTGCGCGCGCTCCAGCGCTGCGGCCTGCGCCGGCGTGAACCTGCCGCGCGACGCTTCGTAGGCCAGGCGGTTGCCGAGCGTCGTGCCGTTCTTGGCCCACTCGATGGGCCCCATGGCTCCGATGATCAGGTCGAACTTCCAGCGGCCCAGGCCAAGGGCCTGCATCGTTGCGCGGCGGGAAAGCCCGCGCGCGGCCGCGTTGCGAATGAACTGTTCGGTGTTCACGGGTTCACCTCCTGTTGTGTGACGCTCAGCGCCACCGCAACCGGGCGCACCCAGATCGGCGTATTGCTGAGCATGAAGGTTTCGCCCTGCTCGGCCAGCAGCAGGGTGGTGCCCATCACGCCGGCGATGGCCTCGGCCGCGGCCGGTGGTACGGCGTTGCCGATGCGCTCGCGCCAGTCGCTGTCGCTCAGGCCGTCGAGGACCAACTGCTCTTCGGGGTCGACCAAGCTCTGCAGTGCGGCGAGTTCCAGGGTGGTGAAGGGCCGGTGCCAAGTGCCGTCCAGCGACTGGATGATGCAGGTCAGCCGGTCGTTCGCCGCCGGCATGCGCGGGTCGGCGACGCTCCACCTGCCATTGTCGTGCCGAGCACTGGCCGATACCGCGCCCGCGGACTGGTCGAACCCTACGACACCATAGTGCCCGCCGGTCAGGTAGGCATCGCCCTTGGTGCGATCGAGCACGCGCGGATCAGCGATCGACAGCGCGCCGCTGGCCACCTGCTGGGAGCCGGTGACCGTGCCGGTAGCGCTTCCCCATTCGCCGACGTGCAATTTGCGGCTACTCGCCCCTGGGTGCCAGTTGTGGTACCTGGGATCGGCAACAGCCTGGCCGCCGGAGCTGGGTGAGTGCCCGCCGGTGACGGTTCCGGCGTGGCTCCCCATGCTGACGACGCGAAACACGTTGTTGTGCCGGACGCCGCCTGGGCGCGGGTCGGCCACGGCGAATGCGCCCTGGCCGGTAGTACTGGCCGCGATCACGGTGCCGGACGGACCGCCCCAGTCGGTGACCGGGTACTTGCCGAAACTCTGGCCGCGGGGATCGGCGACGGAGTACGTGCCCTGGCCGGGCGACTTGACGCCGATGATGGCGCCCGAGGTGTCGGTCCAGCGGCGCACGCCGTACTGCTGGTATTGCAGGGCGTTTGCCGGCGCGCGAGGATCCGCGACTGAGAACCGCCCGTTCATCGGGCGGCTCGCGCCGGCGACAACGCCACACGAATCGCCCCAGTGATTCACGCCCAGGACGCCCCGGTGGTACTCCGGCACGATGATCAGGTCGCGCAGGTAGCCGTCCTCAACGGCCAGTTCGTTCAGGCTGCGCCAGTCGCTGCCGGCTCGCACCAGGGCGAGGCGCACCCAGGTCTTCCACTGCAGGGACGGCACGCGGTGCATCGGGCCGGCGGCCTCGATATCACCGGGAAGCGGCATGCGGCCGAGTATGTCGCCGACGGCGCGGAGCGACTTCTTCTCTGGCTCGTACAGGAAGGGCGGCACTTTCTCGACGTGGCGGGCGACAAGCAGGAAGCGCTTCCGGGACTGCGCCAGGCCGCCGAGTTCGCCGCAGTCATGAGTGGTTTCCGCCACGGCGTAGCCGAAGCCGCCGAGCAACTGGCCGATCTGGTCAAGCAGGTGCCGGCCGCGGCTGGCAAGGCGTGGGACGTTCTCGAAGACGATCAGCGGCACCGGGTCATCAGCCCATGCCTCGCCCATGAGCCAGATGCAGCGCAGCGTCAACTCGTTCAGCGCCTGGTACTTCGGGGTCAGGCTCATCTTCTCGGAGAGGAGGCCAGAGGCGCCCTTGCAGGGGGAACTGATGAACACGGCATCCGGCCGGCGCCCGCCGGCGGCGCGACGAATATCCTCTGGAGTCGCCTCCCGCCAACCGGCGGGCGGCTCCTTTCCATGGAAGCGGATGTATTGGTCGCGGGTGAACAGGTCCAGCAGGGTGCCCGGGACGCCGGCCAGGCGCTCGAAGTCGCGGAGGCCGGCCGGGTCCACGTCGATGCCACCAAGGCATTCCCAATGGGCCTCGACGTTGCCGACCCGCGGCCGCGCCCGGTTGAAGCCTGCGGCGCCGCCGCCCAGGCCGCAGCAGAAGTGGAAGTGGTAGAGGGTGCGCTTGATCATGCGGCGGGTTCCTTATGGATGATGTCGGCATCGGCCTCGAGCAGGGCGAACAGGTCGGGCATGGCCATCTCTTCCTCGGCGGACTTGCAATAGCCCGCACCGTCCAGGAAGTAGCGGGAGTTCAGTTCGTGGGCACGGGCCCTGCGCTTGAGCTTCAGCGCGCAGTACGGAACGGTCATGATCCCGCCGAAGGGATCGAAGACCAGGTCTCCTTCCATGGAGTACTGCACGATGGCCCGGTCGACGATGTCGAACTGCAGCGGGCACAGGTGCATTTCCTGCCCCTTGCTGTACTGCTGGGCGTTGAGCGTCCGCATGCGGGCGACGTCGGTCCATACGTCCGGGTGCCAGGACTGCGGTGGCAGCAGCATGAAGCCGGTGGGCAGCTTCCCGGTGACCTCCAGCGATTCGCCGATGCGGACGTGGTGCTCGAAGTCGTAGACGGTGGACAGGCTGTAGTCGCGGTACAGCTTGAACATCACGTCGTGCGGGATGCCTTCGAAGTCCTCTTCGGTCAGCGGACGGTTGCCGCTGCTTCGGGTGAACCCGTGGGCGTCCAACTGCCAGCGTGCCCGGCTGTAGCCGTTGCCGCGGGTGACGGTGAGCTTCTTGTCCATGGCGAAGGGGACGATCTGGCCGTCTTCGTCGATGCACAGGGGCTTGGCCTTGACCACCGGAATGTCGCCGTAGGCGTTGGAGTTGTCGGTGGGGGGCTTGCGGAAGATCAGCAGGTACTCGGGCATGCCGACACCCATCTTGGTGCCGTCCTTGCACTGTTCCGTCCACGAGAGGCGGTAGGTCTGGGCGTTCTCGCGAACCACGTCGGTGACGATGGTCTTCATGCCCATGTAGGCCCAGCCGTGCTTGACGAAGGCGCGGGTCACTTCCATGTGGAACGGATAGACGGTCTGGAAGCCGAGGCCGGTCATGCCGCCAGGAACGATACGATCCTTCACGTGGATGCAAGCCAGGCGCCCGGGAATGGTCACGCGCAGCATTTCCGGGATCAGATAGTCCATCTGCTGGAAGAAATGCGCGTTATCGTCGGTGTGCCCGAAGTCGGCGTAGTTCGGCGAGTACTCGTACTGGGTACTGAAGGGGATACTGGTGATGGTCAAGCCGACGCTGTTGTTTTCCATGCGGCGGGTTTCGAGCACAGTGTCATTGTTGACGATGGTGTAGTCCTTGCCCTTGATCTCGATGCGTTCCACACCCATGGAGCGGGTGAGTGTCTGCGCCATGGCGGCGATGGACAGGCCGTATTGCTTGATGATCTCGGTCATGCGCTGAACCATGGTGTTGTGCTGCTGCCACTTCCGTTCCAACTGGCGGCGGATGTCGCGCTCGGCCTCGGTGTAGATCAGGTCGATGCGCACGCGGCCGGTCTGCAGGAAGCGGTGCAGGCGGTGAATGGACTGGATGAAGTCGTTGAACTTGAAGCCGATGCCCAGGTAGATGGCCCAAGAGCAGTGGCGCTGGAAGTTGCAGCCGCTGCCGGCAATCACCGGTTTGGCGGCCAGCTCCTGGAACTCGCCGTCGCTGAACTGGACGATCGCGCGCTCGCGCTCTTCCAGATCCTGGGAGCCGTAGACGCTTACGGCAGTGGGGACGGCGGCCTCGATCGCGTGGCGTTCCGCCTCGAGGTCATGCCAGATGATCCGGTGAGCATCTGGGGCCTCGGCGCGGATCTCCATCAGTTTGGCGATCCGGGCGGGCAGGCTCTCGCGTTTCTCGGCGGCGGCGTCCTGCACGCCAATAGCGGTATTACGAAGCAGGCGTCCCTGGCCATTGCGCTCGTGGCCGGCGTGCGAGTGGTCAGACGGTACTTCGTGCCAGCGGATGTCCAGTTCCGGTAGGGCGTAGCCTTCGTCACTGAACCCGAGGTCGCTGGGGCGCTGAACGAAGATCGCCCAGGACGACACCCACATCCAGAACTCGCCCTCCTTGTGGGCATGGATGGTGAGTTGGTCGGCCTTCTCCGAGTTGCGTTTGAAGAACCTGGTCTTGGCCTGGCCGACATCCATCACGCCGAGGAACGCCGAGTACGCCAGCAGCTCGATGTATTCGTTCGGGCTCGGCGTGGCCGTGGCCACGTACCGGTACCGGACGCCATCGCCGCGGATGCCGGCGGCGCGATCGTCACCCGCGAACAGGGCCATGAACTCGCGGAACGTCTTGCTGCCGCCGAAGCCGCGTAGGCAACTGGCTTCGTCCAAACTGGCAACACTGAACCGGCGAGGATCGAGCTTGCCATCGCGGACGGTCTCGTAATTGGTCAGGTAGATTGTGTTGGGGTCGTCTACCTCGTCGAAACTTCGGATGAACCGGACGGTGATGCCGAGCATCGCGGCGTCTCGGTAGAACTCCTGGCGCACACCCAGTGGGATGGTGATGAGCGCGTAGCCGCCGGCCAGGTCGCGGGTGACGCGCACCACTTCAAGCTGCATTACCGACTTGCCCAGGCCGAAGGCCGCGAAACAGGCCGCGCGGCCTTGGCGCACCAGCCAGGTGGCGATGGCTCGCTGGTGCGGCTTGATCAGGGGATGGAAGGCCGATGGCTTCACCTCGAAGCCTTTCGGCTCGGCGAGGCGGACCTTGGCTCGCAAGAAGTCTTCATAGGCGGTCATGCTGTTTCCTTGGGGAACGGCACGCACTGGACGCCGCCCTGCCTGACAGGGCGGCCCACGAGGCATGGTTGAATCGCCCACAGGGCGGCGTCCGGTGCGTGCTTTCTGGGAGAGAAAGCGCCCCGGGTGGGGCGCTGAAGTGGAGTGGCTAACGCTGGCGCAGGGCCTGGACCAGGTATGGGTCGACGTCGGGTTGGCGCAGCAACCAGGCTTTGTAGTCGTTCGGGACTTGGTTGATCGGCGTGCCTTTGTGCTTGCCGTAAGGCATGACGGTCGGGATGCGTGCTTTCTCGCTCAGCGCATGGACCTCTTCCCAGGTGCCAGCCGCGTGCCCGGCGTCCATCGCTACCTCCAGCAGGAAGCGGAGGACGATAGCGCAGTTGCGGACGTCGTCGAGCGCGGCATGGGCATTGCGCAGCAGTTCGCGGGCCTGAGCCTCCCGGCCGTTGCGCCGCGCGATCAGGTACATCATGGCCGACTGGGTATGGCTGTCCTTGTCCGGGAACAGGGAGCGGCTCAGCGCGAGGGTGCAGATTCGTTTGATGTCGGGGTTCTCGCCGGCCATGCGCCAGTCGAAGTCGACATTGTGGCCGATCATCAGGAGCGGGCCGGCGGGCAGGGCGAACTCCTTCGACTCGCGGCAGCCGACCAGGTCCTGGCAAATGATGTGGTGCACGGCCTGGGCGCCGAGGCTGATCGGCACGCTCGGCTTGAAGCGCTCCTGGTAGTACGGGAGATCCTCCGGCGCGACCGCCGCGAATTGGTAAGGCCGCTCGGGAAGCTCCAGCCATGCCGCCTCGATGATCTGGTCGGTCTGGTGGTCGGTGCCGGTGGTCTCGGTGTCGAAGATGATGGGCTTCATGCGCCCTCCAGTGATAGAGGCGGACATCCGAGTCCGCCTTGAGGTAGGGTCAGGCTGCAGCCTGGTGCTCGTGGCCGGCGATGTGCCCGGATTCGATCCAGACCGCCTGCAGCCATTCCGGCGTCTTCGCCATCGGCTCCTTCAGCGTGCCGGCGACGACCACCGAGTCGATCTCGCGGTCGGAGGTCATGGCGCGCATCAGTGCGATGGCCTGGTTGCGGCTCGGCAGGTCCAGCACGTCGAGACGGTCCAGCAGGACCAGGCGCAGGCCGGAGATCGTCGCGATGGCCAAAGCGATGGTCGTGTCGCACCGCCAGCGCTCCGACTCGGACAGCAGGCCGTAGAGCCGGCCGCCGAAGGTCACGTCGATGTCCGCGCTGATCTCCACCGGCGACCAGCCGGCAGTGCCGGACAGGCGCTGCAGCAACTCGTTCACCGGTCCGATGGCGTCGGCCAGGATCTCCGCCGGGATGCCGGTGGGGGAAAGGGCATCGGCCAGGGCGCTCCAGGCGCAGACCTCGGCGTGGAAGCCGGCGGCCTGCTTGATGACGTCCTGGCGCTGTGCGGCGGCGTTGAATGCTTCCTGCAGCGACTGCACCTTGGCCTGCTGCCGGTCACGCGCCTGGCGCAGTTCGTTGATCGCCTGTTCGCCGTTGGCGATCGCCTCGGCGCTCGGTGCCTGGGCGGTTTCGGCTTCCAGGGCGGCGGCCTGCGCGGCGGCGTCCTCGCTCTCCTTCAGGTCCCGCTGGCTGTTGGCGACGGCCCGCTGAGCGCTGGCAAGATAGCCGCGGTATTCCTCCAGGCGTTTCGCCGCCTCGGGATCGGCAACCTTCGCCGGCGGCTGGTGCGCGACCAACTGGCCGGCCTGCAGGTCCACGGCGCCCTGGCAATGAGGGCAGGTCAGCGGCTGGTGGGCGGGCTCGCCGCTGGCGGCGGCCTCGGCTGCCATGACCTTCTCCGACCACTCGTCCTGATTGGCCTCGTCGGTGGCCAGCTTATTGCGCCGGCGGTCGGCCAGCGCTGCGGTCTCGCGGAGAGCGGTGATGCGGCTGGCGCGGGACTGGGCGTCGGCGTGGGCGCGCTTGCTGGAGCCCAGGGTCTGTTGGACCTCGTCCAGGTCCTGGGCGGTGGCTTGCAGTTCCGCGCGCGCCGATTCCAGTTCCTCCTCGCTGACGATGACCGGCGGCGCCTCCGGCTCCCACCCGTTCGCCTTCTCGCTGCCGTAGTTCTCGCCGGTGATTGCCTTCCAGGCGCCGCGCGCCTCGCTGGCGTAGTCCTTTGCCTGGCCGACCATGGCGGAGAACCCGGAACGGAGCAGGGGCTTCACCTTCTCGAACAGCGCCAGGTCGATGCCCTTGGCCTTCAGGCGCTTGCCGACCTCGGCCGGGCTGGCGCTGGCGCCGGTCAGGTCGAACAGCACCCGGCGGCGATCTTTGGCGTCCAGAGCGGCGAAGCGGCTGGCGTCGAGCATGAACGGCAGGAACGGCGAGTCGGCGAGCGGGGAGCCTTTGCCGCTGGGCAGCGCGACCCCGCAGGCCAGCACCTCGCCGGATTCGTCCAGCCACTCGACTCGGGCCTCGCCCTTCTTTGCGCCCTCGGTGATCAGTTGGCCGATATGCTGCTTCTGCGCAACGCGGCCGGGCTTGCCGGTGAAGGCGTGGCTGATGGCTTCGAGCAGCGAACTCTTGCCGGCGCCGTTGTGGCCGGCCACCAGGAGCACCGGCGCAGAAACATCAAGGGCCGCATGACGCAGCCCCTGAAAGTTGGTGATTTCGAGTTTCGTGATGCGCATGGCTCACTCCAGGTCGAGGGCGATATCCCCCGGCTTCTTGACGACGCGGTAAGTGTTCAACTCGCGGGATTCCTCGTTCTCCTGCTCGAGCACGATGACGCCCTGGTCCAACAGTTGGAGAACGACGCGCTCGGCTTCCTCGGTGGTGAGAGCGAAGCGCGATTGCAGCCAGGCCGCGTCGAACACGTCCTTCTTGGTGGCGACTCCGATGGCGATCTCGCCCAGGGTGTGGCCGGCGAAGCGCTCGACGGTGAGTTGCGGCAGTTCTTGGAACTCGGCATCCACGACATCATCGTCGGGCTGCTGCTCGCCGCCCCAGGCGCCGTCGACCTCCATTTCGTGGTCGCCGCCATTCAGGTCCAGCGGGTTCTGGTCCGGATCGGCCTTCACATCCTTCATGCCGTCGAGGAACTCAGCGGCGCCGCCGATGACCAACAAGCAGTCCTGGTGCACAGCGCCAAAGAGTTGCTCCTGGTTCGGACTGCTGGGGCTCACGGTGAATACCGCTTTTACCTTGTCCTTTGCGGTGAAGGATTCGAGCTTGCCGTAGACCGTGTCGCGGTCGCCGCCGGCAATCGTGTGGATCGCGATGGTGGCGGCATTCCGTACCTGGCGCTCCAGGCGGTCGATGATGTCCTGCTGCTTGGCCTCGGGAAGCTTCTGCCAGCAGTCCGGCATGATCCGGATTTCCTGGATCAGTCCCTGCAGCAAGCTCTTGCCGAGCGTGTCGGCGGTCATGTTCATGAAGTGCGGGTTGTTGCTCATCGGGTATGGGTCCTATTCGTTGGCGATCCGTTCCAACTGCTCGAGTTGGGCGTCGCTGAGGTAGGTGTGGGCGCCGTAGCGCTGGAAGTTGCTGCGGAGGTCGGCCAGGAACTGCTCGTCCCAGTCCGTAGCGGCGTTGAGCTCGGCCGCGCCGAGTAGCGCGGCGAACTCCCCGACTTGGCCGTACCGCTCAAGGACAGTGAGGCTGGGCATGGCCGGTTACTCGAGATTGAGCCCGTCGTCACCGGTGTCGCCGGTGTCCGACTGCTGGCCCGGGGCGGGTTCGGTGATTTCGCCCGTCTCGGTGTTCACGCCGTCCGGGACCTGGTCCTGAGACTGGTCGTCAACAACGCTGTATTCGCCGGTGAGGATGGACGCGTTGTCCTGGTCCAATCCAGCGTCGGCGCGTTCGTCCAGGGTGACTGCGGTCTGCAGCTCGATGCTGACCGGCAGGTACTTGAACAGCCGGCGGATGACGGTCTTCTTGGCCATCTCTTCGTAGTGGGTGACCCAAGGCCCGTTTCCGGATGCCTTGCTGGTGGCGCGTACTTTGTCGACGTCGGCCTTGCTCATGACCTCGAATTGCACGCCGCCGTCCTTCAGCTTGGCGACCGCGTAGACGTGGGTCATGACGCCGCGTTCACCTTCTCCCGGAACGTGCTGGACGTCCTCGTCGAGGCCGTAGCGATAGCTGAACTGGTCGTTCTGGTGCACGGTGCGCGCGGTGAGCGAAACGATCTGGCCGGAGCGCCGGGCAAGGTCAATCATCCCGCGGTAGCCGATGATCAACTGGACGTTCGACAGGCCATCTTTCGCCTTGCCGTTGCCGAACGGCAGCAGGTAGGCATGGCCGAGAGCGTTACCCGGTTCCAGGCCGAGCTGCGCGCATTGCATCACGGCGCCGAGGAAGCTCTCCTGATTGCACTTCGCCAGGGCCGGTACTTTGCGGATCTCGGTCAGCGCGATGCGCGCGAGTCGGTCGGCGGTCATGTGCTTCGGAAGCGCCAGGGCCATCTGGGCTTTGATCTTCGGATCAGTCATCAGGTGGGCCAGCGTTTTCGGCTGACCGTTGTTGGCGACATTGCCGGTCGCGGCGGCTTTCAGGGCGGTTGCGGACATGCTGGGCTCCGGTTACTTGAGGCGGAAAACGCGGGATTCGCTGGTCTTCTTGAACTGCTCGAACAGCGCGGGGTGGGCTTCCTTGAAGGCGGATTGGTCGAAGCGGTTGGTGGTCTGGGACTTCCACGTCAGTACCGACTTGCCGTTGACCGTGAGTTGGGCGTGGTCCTGCATGAAGAGCTTGATGCGCTCCTCTGCGGACTCGATCTCGTACTCCAGGCCCTTGGCCTTGGCTTTCAGTTCGCGCAGGTGGTTGAACACCTCCACGACCTTGCCATCGGCCTCGATGCTGGTTCCGGCGTCACGCTCGAACAGCCGTAGGATATCGCTGACAGCGGTTGCTTCGGGCGGATCCAGGCGCTGGATGCGTCCCCAGAACTCGACCTCCTTCTCGCGAATCGCCGCGATGGTTTCGTCGTCCCGCTCGACGCGGTACACGCGGAAGTCGTCGCCGCCGATCAGCACGCCGAAGATGCAGACCTGGCGGCCGGTGACCATCAGACCGTGCATGGCCTGGGCGGTGTAGTGGACTGGAATGGCATCGGTCTGAACCTCACCCCAGTCCTTTGCCTTGAATGGGCTGACCGTCTTGATCTCGATGTTTTCGCCGCTGGCGGCCTCGGCGTCGATCTCGGCGGCCATGAAATCGTGCTGCTGGTCGCGGTAGCGGTTACCGCGGCCGACGATCTTCAGGCCGGTCTCTTCGGCCAGCAGGTCGATGACGTAGGGCTCCATCCGCTGGCCACGGGTGAAAATCTTCTGCTTCTCCGGGTCGACGGGACCGGTGCGCGGCTGGACCTTATCCAGGTACACGTCCAACGGAGTGCGCCAGGGGCTGATGCCGAGAATGCCGGCGACATCGCTGCCGCCGAGGTACTTGGTACGGTCGAGCGCGCCGACCGATGCGAGAGCTGCAGTCATGGGGCTGGTCTCATTTCAGGGTGAGGGTGGTTGTTGCGTGAAGGCGGGGGTTGCGCCGGAAGCGCAGAACGCAGAGGTCGCCGCATATGTCGGCGAAGAACGGGTTGTTGTAGCCGTGACGGTTGGCCAACTCGACGGCCTGGCGGATGCTCTTTCCGGCAAACTCTTCGATATCGTCGAGTTGGTCGTCGATGATCGAGCGAACGGGGCGGGTGGTCATAGGTCGATGCTCCTCAGTTCTTGCTGTCTCGCATCCGCTGCGGCGTCGAGCCGGCGGCGCATGTCGTCGTATTGCCGGGTGCCGATGGCGTCCAGCGTGTAGGCCATCTCGATCTGGCCGCGCCATACCAACTGGTCGTGGCGCGGGATCACCGACCGACGCATAGCGACGATCGCTTCCTCGATCACGCCCTCGGCGCGCTCATTCGCCCAGGCCATCGTCGGCCTCCTGCTCTTCGTCCTCGGGCTCCGGTTCCGGCTGGTCCCAGAGCGGGTCGACGGCACGGTCGTAAGCGAGTTGCGCGTTGCTGAAAGCCGCGCGGTTGCGGCGTTCGCGGTATGTCCACATCGGGATGCTCTCCGTGGTTCACCTGCATTCGGCAGCACCCAGGCACACGGCTGTCGTGCTCGGTGGGGCGCCGTGGTGGGTGCTCTCGAATGGAGGTTGAAAAAAGCCCGGCCGGAGCCGGGCGAAGAGGGGGAACGCTGCATGCGCAGCGGGGAGTGATCTGGCCGGTCGCGACTCCGGCGCTGGCATCAGTGCGCTTCTCGGGTGTTTGCCGCTGTTGCGGTGACTGTGCTGATGCCCGGAACTTCATCGGCCATTGGCCGCCCACGTGCGCGCTTGTTCCCGCGCTTCCCGCGTGTCTCCAGGGAGCTTTCGGCTCCCAGCTTCCACGCCGCAGATCACTCCCCGCTGCGCCCTGGCCGAGCCAGGAGCAGGAAAGAGAAGGGCGCCGCCAAGCGCCCTGTCTCCACTTACATGCACCGCCTTATGTGAAAGCGGTTGGGTGCAGGCTCGACCGCATGTTGGCGATCTGCCGTTGGGGCTGGGCTAAATGGTGATGTCCTCCATATCGGGGAAGTCCGGCGCCTTGTCGAGGAACCGGATAAGGTGAGGCTGCAGGAGTTCAACGGTGCCTCCGGGGCGCTCAACGACAGCAACGGTGTAGTTGCCCGCCCCAGTCTCGAACTCTTCGAAGTCGACACCCCACTGGTGGAAGAGTGCTTCGCCACTTTCTTCGTAACCCGTGCGCCGACCATTCCTGTCGCACACCACCTTCATAGTCATGACACGTCGCATCGTGCGCTCCTGTTCAGATTGCCGTGCAGGCCCGCAACGCGACCGGCGCCGACTGCCCTTCGATCCAGATAACCGCCGCCCCGCCAAGCGACACGCTGGCCCGGCCGACGGTGCGGGTGCGCTTCGGTTCGGCCCCTCGGTACGGGCGGTACTCGATCAGCGCGGGCGCCGGGTGCTCTCGGTTCCAGGCTTCGACAAGTTCCGCCGGCGGCACCGGTCGGACGTTGCCGATCTGCTGGTAGATCTCGGAGCGGTGGATGGCGACGTCGTCCGGGGCGGTGATGCCGAGGCGCACCTGGTCGCCCTGGCTGCCGAGGACAATGATGGTGATGTTGTCGCCGATATGCAGGGTTTCGCCGTGGCGGCGGGTCAAGATCAGCATGGTGTGACTCCGTTCGGGGTGGTGGGTGGCCGTCAGCCCAAGCGATCCGGGACGACCTTCATTGCCTCGGCGACGAGCTTGTGGGCCCCTTCGGAGTCCACCGTGGCGAACCTCTTTTCGGCGTGGTCCCACTGCTCATCCTCGTCGCCGGGGAAGTTGCTGCACGCCACTGAACAGACGCCAAGCCCGTCGGGCTTGAAGTAGAGGCGCACCTCCGGGCCGTCATCCCCGCGATCAAGCATCACGAGCACCTGGCCCAGGTCTTCGAACTCGAAGAGCTTCGCGAAATCGTTCATGTCCTTTCCTCGGTGATGCCCCGGCTCGGCAGGGCGGAGGGTTAGAGTTCCAGATCAGCATGGAAACGACGCGCCTTAAGCTCCTCAGGAGGAATAAGGCCTTCGCTTTCGCCTTCGCAGAACTCGTAATCACCTGAGCTTGCCTCGCTCACAGCGATATCTAGCGCGTCCTCTTCGCTGTCTGCTTCAACGACAACGATGCAGGTTGCTGTCAACAAACATTGATAGTGCGGCATGTCCTTTCCTCGGTGATGCCCCGGCGAACCGTGGCAGTGTTCTCAAGTGTTCTCGCAGGCGTAACAAATTCCTGTAGCCGTCACCCCCAGGCGCCCACACTCGGGGCAGTTCGCCTCGCTGCGCACCTGCTCCTGCGCCTCCTCGTAGCAACCCTCGCAGCGGAATCCGTCGGACGTCTCGATCACGCGACCGGGCGCGTTGCACCGGTCGCATTCGTGAATGATTGTCATCGGGTCGACTCCTTACATCACGCATGCATCCGCACGGTGATGTAGCCGTTGCTGGCAACTACGTGCTCCCAACAATTGAAGAAGACGGACTGTCCGAACTTCTTCATTGCCGCCTGGCGAACCTTCACCTCAACATCCAGAGGCTGTTCACCGGCGTCCGGCAGGGCAAGCCATTGCAGGCTCTTGCCGTCGCTCAGGTGGGAATCGATGTTGAATTGAGCCATTTCAGTCTCCTTACCAGGGTTTACCGGCGTTGATGTATGCGCTTCCTGCTAGATCGGTTAGAGCTAATAGCTGCCAGGAGTCGATCGCTCCGCCGTAGTGCAATCCGCGCAACATCCCGACCGTTTCGTAATACTCGATGCGCGCTCGGTGTACGTCGCTCTCCCTGCGAATGATTCGAAGAGACTGACGCAAAGCCAGTAAGGCCTTTTCATTCATCGTCTTGCCCTCCAGGGCGTGTTGACTTCCTCGATGCCCCTCACGGGAGGGCGAAGGGCATCTGAGAAATCGGTGTTGCGGTCCGCTGTTACTGATTGCGCCACCTGCGGATGGGCGCATTTCTGCTTGGCTCCAGTCGGTCCCTGTCTGTTGGTAGGCAGTTTCGAAGGCCTACTCCACGGGGCTGGGGGAGGTGTTTCGCCACCTACCTGGCTATCCGGCGAGTCTCCGGCTTGTTGGCCAGCGGTGTTGTGCTGGCGTTGAAGAAAAAGTAAGCCAATGCCTAATTTTTGTAAATAGCTTATGCCTAATATTTTAGTTTGCGCGCTAACTATATGCAGGGGAGCGAGGCGGGACTTGCAGATTTTTTCAATAGAAAATACTGTATATGTGTACAGTAAATGAGGGACGGCTATGGAGAGGAACACCCAAGGTAAAGGACAGATCTCACCGGTGGAGAAGGTGCGTTTCCGAGTATCAGCGATGGTCGGAAACCCGCGGGCTCAGGCGGAGCGCCGGGCATCAATCTGGAAGGCGCAGGAGGACTCGGAAGAGGCCTGGCAGCAGGTGCTGGAGGAGTTGGCCGAAACCGATGGACTCGAGATGTCGGTAGGGGAGGATGGAGTGGTTACGCTCACCTGGGAGGCGCCTGATGAGTGGGGGCTTGACCTTATCGATGGTATTGAATTGGTTCAGAAACCGGATATGGCGGCTCAGTACCTGCATGAGGAGGTGCCGTTCTAGGATGGGCGGAAAGCCTGCCGAGTGACGAGAAACTTCAGGTAGGTGTTAAATTAATATAACTCGGAAGGAATGGATAATACATGATCACGAGCCTGCTAAAACTAACCGCTGCACATACACCAAATGATTACCAAGAGTGCCTGGTATATAGTCCATGCGAGGGATTCATGATCGCCACATGGAAAAACTTGGAGGATGATCAGGGATTCTACCTGTTTGGCACCTACGAACCACTGGAGCCTGAGCAAGCGGTGTTTTGGATGCCTCTTCCTTCGGTGGAGGCAATGTCTGCTTATTGTGATTCACAATCGACGCGCGTGATAGCTACATAAGTCTTCTTCCGGAAGATGCCATGAGTCTTCTGATCTCAGTTATTGCAGAAGAAAGAGAGGCTTCGGAGATTCCGATGTGTGTAAGTCCATTTATGTTTTCTTCAGTAAAAAACTGCGTTCCGAATTCAATTAAGCTGCGAATCGTTTCAATTTTTTTGGCGTCCTTGAACCATGAGTGAGTTTTGTTAATTTCACCCCTCTTCCATTCTATAATTTCTTGTTCTTTGGTCTGCTCAAGATTCTTCAAAGGGCTGATGTAGTTAAATATTTCTTCGTCTTTATAAGTTGCCCCAAGAAACTGGAATCCAGAAATTTCACCAATCTTTATCTCTTTGGGTGGAACTACTCCAGTCTTTTTAGCTGCAGGATTGGCTTCTAGATATGCATCTCTTTCTGCCTTTGTTCTCACCACGTAGCGATATAGGTTATGATCGCCCGTCTTTAGTTTATATATGAGCTTCTGATTGTCCGTGGCAGATAGTGCGCCGCGTAACTTAAATCTCAGTGACTTCAGGAAGTTGTACTCTGCTTGGAGTGCTTGTAGCTCCATTAATATGGATGACGCTTCTTTTTTCAGTGAGAGTATTCTTCCGATCTTGAGGCGTCTCTCATATAGTTCATCATGTCGGCGCATTTCGGTGGTGAAGTCAGCTTTGAAGTGTTTTGCGCCACAATCCTTTCCGATGTTTGTCTCTAGCCCATCGCTCGTTGTGATCAAGTACCCATGCCAATGGGGACTACCGCAGTCGCTGATTCCGCATTTTATTTTGGCGCCTGTTAAGTGGTAAGGCGCTACAATACTTCCGAAGTGTCGTCCAATATGTTTTGGGTGGAAATACAGCGAGGCTTGGTAGTTTGGCCTGCTTGTAATGGCGGAAATATCAGCAATGGTCGGCACATCATCCAGTGCCAAGATATCTTCTTTCATTCACACTCCCTTGAATACTTTCTAGGAAATCCTGTTGCTGTCTTGGCGAGTCATGGCCCGTGCCCTGCTGGTTGCCACAGGTCGCTGTGTAGATGGATAGCTACAGTTTTTTGAAATTCCATACCCCCAGAACCTTGGCCTGGAAATGGACGTCCTCCATTCGGGCCTTCTGCGGCTCGAAGGACTTGTTGTCCGACACTAGGAGGTAGTGCTCGGCATCGTGGATCTGCACCCGCTTCACGAACAGGTGCTGCAGCCAGGTGAAGACGTAGACGCCTTCCTCGACGAAGTCGGTGATGCCCACATCGACGATGATCGGGGACTTGTCCTCGATCGTGCCCAGCATGCTCTGACCCCATCCGGTGATGATCTTGAGGTTGGTCGCATCGGTGTACTTCAGGCCAAGGTCATCCAACTGGACCTTGTCGACGACCAGATTCCTGACGAACTCACGGTACTCGGCCGGCACCTGGCCGCCGCCCATGGCAGCGCGCACGTCGTACTGGGCGATCGAGATCGTATTTCCTTTCACCAGGGTGGTGCGGCTGAAGTCGGCGTGAATCACGTTCGATGTCGTCGATTGATCGCCATCGAGAGACTCGGCTACTGCCTGTGCGATTTTCGCCTTAGCTTCACCGCTCAGCCCTTTGCCGTGGCGTTGGAGCATCTCCATCACCTTTTTCGCGGCCGATGAGCCAGGGTGCTGATGTGAACTACTCGGCGCAATAAGCTCCGCCTCCTTTTCACTCAAGCCCCAGTGTTCTGCACCAACAACGCCTGAGAAGAACGATATCAGTTCGATCAGCTTCGCTTTGTCGATCCTGCCGGTGTTGATCCATCCCTGGACGGAAGGGGGCTTCACGCCGAACTGCTCTGCGAGAGCCTTTTTCGACATGTTTTTGGCGAGTCTGGCGGCCTCGATAGCGGCGCCGAGTTGGGGTCCGGTAAGCATTGCCTAATTTAACGTCAGTAGTGGTGTGGTTAGGCAATGGCTTGCCTGTAATTAGCTAATGCCTTACTCTTTTTCTCCAACATTCCCCGGAGAAGAGACATGACTCCAGCAGAAGCAGTGCGCCAGGCCGCCGAGCTGTTGGGCAGTCGGGCCGAGTTGGCGCGAAAGCTCAACGTGAGGGCGCCCACCGTAAGTCAGTGGTGCTCAGGCGTTCGACCAATCCCCGCGAAACGTGCAGTTGAGATCGAGGCGCTCACCGCTGGTCGGGTCCTTCGAAGCGAACTGTGCCCGTCGTTCCCATGGGGTGCGGCTGCCTGAACGCACCTTACTGGCCAGGAGCCGCCACGTCATGCGAAGCGAATCGCACACCCTGATTTCCACGCTGCTCGGCGTGGTGAACCAATGGCGCCGCCGAGAGGGGTGGAGCCGCGAGACCGTCGTCCAGCACATCGTGGAGGCGCACGAGCGCATCCAGGGAGCGCTGGTCACCGGCATCGTCTTCGACCCGCCAACGCGCGATACAACCGAGCGGATGAAGGTCAACGCCGACCGCGTGTTCCGTTGGCTCGACGACGGAACCAAAGACACCAACCTGGTGCCGGCGAACTTCGTACCCAGCATCCTCGCCGCGCTGCCGACTGACCTGAAGGTCCAGGCCCTGGGCGACATCCTGACGCCGCTGGGCGTGTCGGTGCGCTTGATCGGCGGCGATGCCGGCCAGCGGCCGGAGGTGCTCTGCATGCTCCGAACACTCATCAAGGAGAACGGTGAGGCGCAGCAGGCCGTTGCCAACCTCGTCGACGGCGCCGATGACCAGGAACTGCAGGAGGCCCACAGGGAGCTCTCCGAGTCCAGGGCGGCAACCGATGAGGCGCTGCGGATGATCGACCAGATGCGCCGGCCGCGCCTTGTTCAGGGGTAGCCGTGCCGTCCTTCCAGATCGGCCAGCCGGACGGCGAAGAATTCCGTGGTCCGCACGCTCGCCCGGTAACCGAGGTACTCGATTGCGTGCTGAGCGGGCTCGGTAGAGCCGTACCAGTTCCGGCGGGAAGCGTCGAGTTTCACCAGCAGATGGCTCTGCAGGCCGCCCAGCAGATCAAGCAGAGCTACAGCCATATCGCGAAAGAGAAAGCTCGCCGGGAGTGCCTTGCGCATCTCCGGGCATCGTTACGCAGGCCGAAGGAGGCCTTCCATGGCTAACCAATGGTTCCGCATGTACGCGGAGTTCGCCACCGACCCGAAGGTCCAGATGCTGAGCGAGGTCGACCAGCGCCGTTACATCATGCTGTTGTGCCTGCGTTGCGGAAACGGCGATGTAACGTTTCATGATGATGAGGTCGCGTTCCAACTGCGCATCAATTCCGAGGAGTGGGCCGCGTCGAAAGGGCGCCTACTGGGGAAGGGGCTGATCACCGAAGACAACATTCCCGCCAACTGGGACAAGCGCCAGTTTTCCTCGGACTCAAGCACGGCGCGGGTTGCAGCCCATCGTGCGCGAAAGAAACAAGCATGTAACGTTTCACGCAACAGCAATGGAACAAAAGCTAACGCCCTAGATACAGATACAGATACAGAAAGAGATAGTCCTACTGACGTAGGACTCGTTGACGCTTCGCCTCAACCCGGTCAGTCGACCGACCAAGACCTGTTCGAACCTGATCAACCCGAACACCTCAACGGCTACCAGCACGGAATCAAACCGTGCCCGGCACAGGCCATCGCAGACCTGTACCACCAGGTGCTGCCAGAGCTCCCAGCTGTCGCCCTGCTGAACGACACCCGGCGGCGCCACCTGCAAGCCCGATGGCGGGAGCACGAAGCCCACCGCTCGCTGGACTTCTGGCGAGAGCTCTTCGAAACCGTCAAGGCCTCCCCGTTCCTGATGGGCAATGTCCCCGGTCGCAACGGTGCGAAGCCATTCCGCGCCACGTTCGACTGGATCATCGCGCCGTCGAACTTCGTGAAGATCGTCGAGGGAAACTACCATGCGTGATCCGTTCAGCCTGGAAGCCGAGCATGGCGTTCTGGGTGCCATGCTCCTGCGCAACGAGTTGATCGACGTGCTGTCGGCAGAGCTGACCCCGGAGGATTTCTACTGGCCAGAGAACGGCGACCTGTACCGCGCCATCCTGGCTCTGCACAGCGACAGCCAGCCGGCAGACATCGTGACCGTCGGTGAATTCCTGGGCGACCGGTACCAGGTCCAAACCACTGACGGCGTGATCACCGGGCTGGCCTACATCGGCCAGATCATCCAGAACACGCCCAGCGTGGCGAACGCCGGAACCTACTCGCGGATCGTTCGGGAGCGAGCGGTTGACCGAGCTCTGGCGGCTGCGGGGGACAGACTCCACGAGCTGGCACTCAGCGAGGCCGCCCAGGCCGACAAGGTCGGCGCCGCCCAGGCCATGGTCATGGCGCTGGACTCGAAGACCTCGACGCACGAGGTGCGCCATGCCGCTGACGTGCTGACCGACCACATCGAGGAGTTGCAGCGGCGCTCCGACCTCGGCGGGAAGCTGGATGGGCTGTCAACCGGCATCGGCGACCTGGACCAGAAGCTCATGGGCCTGAAGCCTGGCGACATGGTCGTGATTGCTGGTCGTCCTGCGATGGGCAAGACCGCGCTGGCCATCAACATCGCCGAGCACGTCGCCTGCGACCTAGGTGACCCGGCCCTGGTGGTCTCGCTGGAGATGACCAACGGCGGACTGATGGATCGCATCCTGGCATCCCTCGGTCGCATCCCGCTGACCGCGATCAAGGACGGCTCCGCACCGTCCAGCCACGGTGCCGAACTGGGATCTGCCTCGCTGAAGGTCAAGCGCTCGAAGTTGTACATGGCCGATCGCCCCGGGCTGAACGCCGCTCGACTGCGGGCCCTGGCCCGGCGTCACAAGCAGCGCCATGGGTTGAGCCTGCTGGTGGTGGACTACCTGCAGCTGCTGGAGAGCTCCGGCAAGTCGACTCGCACCGAGGACGTCAGCGACATGTCCCGCCAGTGCAAGTTACTGGCCATGGAGCTTGGTATCCCCGTGATCGTGCTGTCGCAGCTCAACCGCTCCCTGGAGCAGCGGCCGAACAAGCGACCGATGATGTCGGACCTGCGGGAGTCCGGGGCGATCGAGCAGGACGCCGACGTGATCATGTTCGTGTACCGCGACGAGGTCTACCACCCGGATACCCAGTACCGCGGCGTGGCTGAATTGATCATCGCGAAGCACCGCAACGGCGAGCCAAGCACTGTCCGGTGCGCGTTCCTGGGTAAGTACTCGCGATTCGAGCAGCTCGCCCCAGGCACGCTGGACGAGTTCGATTTCGACGAGCCTCAGCAGGCGCCGAAGGTCACCAGCATGGCGGAGCGCTACCGCGGGATGAAGGGAGGGCGCGCCAATGGCTGACCTCCGTCCAGTTATGTTCACCGTGCCCGGCGAGCCCGTGGGGAAGGGGAGAGTGTCCATCGAGCTTCTTCGGGAGTTTCTTGATTACGACCCGATAACCGGCGTCTTGAGGTGGAAAAAGCAAAGGGGTACCCGCGGGAAGATGGGCTCGATCGCCGGATCAAAATGCGGAAATGGGTACGTCATTGTCGGGCTTGCTGGCGTCCGATCTGTGCCCGCCCATCGCATAGCTTTCGCGCTGATGACCGGAACGTGGCCGGAGCTTCAGGTCGACCACATTGACGGCGACAGGGCCAACAATGCCTGGTCGAACCTGCGATTGGTAACGGCAGAGCAGAACCATCAGAACTTGCGGCGTGCCAGGGCCGATAACGGGACAGGGATTCTTGGAGTGTCATTCCAAGACGGCCGCTACCGGGCGCAGATCCAGGTGCGCGGAAAGAAACACTGGCTCGGTCAGTTCAATAACCCGCAGGACGCATCGGCCGCCTACATCGAGGCCAAGCGCAAGCTGCATGAGTTCGGGACGCTGTGATGATCATAAAGTTTTCAGTTGACGGCGTTCCGCGCGGGAAAGGGCGTCCACGTGCCGCGCGCACGGGTGCAGGTGTTCGGATGTACACGCCGAAACAAACCGAGGACTACGAGAGGTCAATCGCCATGGCCGCTCAGAAAGCGCTCGCAGGACGCCCCCTGATCGCCGGCCCCGTGCTCATCGAACTGCGGATGTTCCACCCCATTCCTCGGTCCTGGTCGAAGAAGCGCCAGGCCATGGCCTTGGTCGGCGAGGTTATGCCCACCGTGAAATGCGATGCCGACAACTGCCTGAAGGCGGTGTGTGATGCGCTCAACGGCGTTGCGTGGAAGGACGACACCCAGGTCGTCAATGTGATGCTCGCGAAGCGGTACGCCGAAGTACCGCGGGTCGAGGTGAAGATTGTTCCGCTGATGGCCCAGGGAGCGCAGCAGTGACTACAGGAAACTACAGGGGAGAGTCGAAATGAGACTGATCAGCGCGCGCCAGGCGTGGCACGACGCCTTCTACGAGAGTCGGAGCTCAGTGCTGGCGGTGGCGGCCGACAAGGCCGCGCTGGGCAAGAAGGGACGGGTCGCCAACGAGACGCACCCGGACCGCAAGGATACCAATGGGCGTAGCGCCCACATGCTGGCCGCCGGCCTGGTGCAGGCTGCCATCCGATCGCTGCCGAAGCCGCTGCAGCACTTCGGCCACACGCTGTACTCGCCGTTGGCTACCGGCGACGATGTGGCGATTGCCCACGGCCTGGTGTGGATCGGCTCAGGGCTCGGCCAACTGACCCAGCGCCAGGGCGAGCGGGCCTACTGGATGGCGCTGGCGGCGATCAACTCGCACAAGCGGGCGGTGAATGGCCGCGACACGCTGCGCCCGGGCGAGGTCTGCCTCTTCATCGAGGAGCGCCTCGGCTGCCGGATCGACCCCAGCCACTGGGCGCGGGACTATGCCAGTACCTGGGAGCGGCTGGCGCGCCACATCGACCGGCTGGACGCCCAGGCCCTGGTGCCGGTGGCCGATGTCGTCGCGAAGGAGCAGGGTTGGCGGCGCGGCCCGGGCTGGCGCTGGCACCAGGTCGACCGCGATGTGGTGGCGGTGCAGCGCGCCGAGGCCTACGCCGAGCGCCGGGATCATCACCAGCAGCGCCTGGCCGAACGCCTGCGCGGGATGTCGGACCAGCAGTTGGCGCGGTGGGCGGCGAGGATGAAGCGGTACGGGGAGGCATACCGGGAGGAGTGGGGCGAGGACATCCTGGAATGCCCCAGTGTCCATCAGCGCTACCATGACCGCGTGGCGGCCTATTGGGCCCAGCGGGAGCGCCTGAAACGGGTCGCTTGACGATTTGGCGAGCATTTGGGTATCGTTTTGCCATTGTGCACAGTTGCACCCGATCAATAGATTCCCCCGAAAACCCGGCCCTGGCGCCGGGTTTTTTCGTTTCTGCTCCACCAACGCGCAGTGCCTGCCCGGCGAAGGGATAGGACAACCGAGATGCCGAAAATGCCCGAAAAAGACCCAAGCCTGTGGGCTGCAGCGCTGGCCTGGCTGTCCACGCACCAGTCGCAGGTCTACGCATTCCTACTTTCCATCGGAATCGCCGTGCTGCGCGTCATCTACGGCGGCGGCCCGACACGCCAAGTCTGGCTGGAAGGGGCGCTATGTGGCGCGCTGACGCTCGCAGTGTTGTCCGGGTCGAGCTGGCTCGGCATTCCCGAAGATGCGTCAGCGTTCATCGGTGGCGTTGTCGGCTTCGTCGGCGTGAAGAAGATCGGCGAGTACGCAGACCGATGGCTGGGGCGCAAGGCCGACTCGGCCTGATTTCCACAGCAGAGGTTCAGCATGGCGCTAACGAAAAAACAGCGCCTGTTCGTCGACGAGTACCTACTTGACCTCAACGCGACGCAGGCCGCGATTCGGGCCGGCTACAGCACCCGGCGCGCGGCGGAGATCGGCTATCAACTGCTCCAGCGGCCGGAGGTCGCCCAGGCTATCCAGGCCGCCATGGCCGAGCGCTCGAAGCGCACCGAGGTCGAGGCCGACTATGTGATCCGCCGCCTGCGCGAGATCGACGAGATGGACGTGCTCGACATCCTCGAGGACGACGGTTCGTTCCGGTCGATCCGCGACTGGCCCCGGGCCTGGCGCCAGTTCCTGTCCGGCATCGAGATCGCCGAGTTGTTCGAGGGCCGCGGAGACGACCGCCGCATCGCCGGCGTGCTCCGCAAGGTCAAGTGGCCGGACAAGCTACGCAACCTGGAGCTGCTGAGCCGGCACGTCGGCACCGAGTCGGCTGCGCTGGACCTTGAGTTGAAGCGCCTGGACGTGGCGAAGAAGCGCGCCGAGCTGGACCAAATGAAACGCGGAGGTCAGGCCGACACGGCTGAGCTTCTGCAGAGCCTGATTGAGAAGCTGCCGGGATGAGCACTGGAAACCTGTTGCTCGATCGGCAGCTTGCGCGCTGGTACAAGCTCAAGGACCACCCCGTACAGCTGAGCCTGGTCGAGGCAGTTCGAGAGGGAGTTCGATTCCCTCTGGTGCCCGCTGGCCGCCGTAGCGGAAAAACAGAACGGTTCAAGCGATTCCTCGTGAAGCAGGCCTATGCAGTTGTTGGGCAGTACTTCGCTGCAGCGCCGACGCACGCCCAGGCCAAGAAGATATTCTGGGATGACCTGAAGGCCTTCACGCTGTCATGCCTGCACCCGCGCAAGCCGAGCGAGTCGGACCTGATTATCTACCTGCCCAATGGCAGCGAGATTCATGTCCTTGGTCTGGACAAGCCACAACGTATTGAAGGTATTCCCTGGAAGGGCGGCGGTATTGACGAGTTCGCGGACGTCAAGCCTGATGCCTGGGAAGCCAACATCCTTCCGGCGCTGAACACCGTGAATCCTCTGGAGCCTGACTACCGGGCCTGGTGCTGGTTGCTCGGGGTGCCGGATGGCCTGAACCACTACTACGACCTTTGCATGAAGGCCGAGGCCGGTGGCGACCCGAATTTTCGTGTCTTCCACTGGAAGTCTGCCGAGATCTTGCCACTCGATGTCATCGCTGCGATGAAGCACTCGATGTCGGCCAAGCAGTTCAAGCAGGAGTTCGAGGCCTCGTTCGAGACAGCCGGCGGCCGCATCTACGAGGACTACAGCAAGGCCAATCACACGGATGCGCGGATCGAACCGCACGAGCAGCTGCTGTGGATGCATGACCAGAACTTCACACCGCTATCCTCGGCCATCGGTGTGCGGCGCAACAACGGCCAGGACCTGTACTTGCTGGATGAGATCGTCCTCACCAGTGCCGTCTCCAAGCAGTCCGCCCTGGAGTTCGTCGATAAGTTCAAGGCCCACCAGAACAAGCACGTGCTGATCTACGGCGACCCGGCCGGCCAGGCCGGGGAGAAGCACGGCCACGCCTCCGACTACACCGATATAGAGGGCGTGCTGAAGGCGCACGGTTGGACCTTCACCCGCAAGGTGAAGCCGTCGCACCCGGCCATCAAGGACCGCCAGAACGCAGTTCGGGCCAAGGTCAGGACCGCCGACGGGACCAGCAGCCTCTTCGTCAATCCGCACACCGCGAAGTGGTGCGATAAGGGCTTGGCCACTGTTCAACTCCAGGAGGGATCGACCTTCCAGGAAGATCAGAAGAACAAGTACCAGCACATCACCACTGCTATCGGCTATTGCGTCGATGTCGAGTGGCCTGTCGTCAAGCAGTCCGCAACTGTTACCACCCTGAGGTTCTGACCATGAGCGATTCCGTTTGCCAGTGCTGCGCCGCTGTCGAGGAGATGCGCGAGCACTGGAAGCTGGTCGATTGCATCAAGGGCGGCACCTCGGCCATGCGCGAAGCGGGGGAGGCGTATCTGCCCAAGCGGCAGCTCGAGACGAGGGAGGACTATGAAGCGCGGCTGAAGCTGGCGACGCTGCACCCCGCGTTCGAGGAAACGGTCGGCGCCATGGTGGGGCGGGTGTTTGCGAAGCCGGTCGTGATCGGTGATGACGTGCCGCAGGAGATCGCCGACCTGCTGACCGACGTGGATACAGAGGGACGTGATCTGCAGGTGTTCGCCCAGGACTGGTTCCGCGGCGGGCTGGAGTATGGCCTGAAGTTCGCCCTGGTCGAGATACCGCAACGGCCAGAGGATCTGCCGAACACACGACAGGCCGAGCAACAGGCCGGCTTCAGGCCCTACGGGGTGCTGATCGAGCCTGGCCAGGTGCTGGGGTGGAAGACCGGCAAGGTTGCTGGTATCGACAGCCTGACCCAGTTCCGCTTCCGGACGTGCCGGGTGGAGGAGGTGGACGAGTTCACCGACGAATCCGTTGAGCAGATCCGCGTGATCGAGCCTCACCGGCATCGCGTGTTCGAGGAGGGCAAGGACGGATGGGAGATGGTGTCGGACACGCCGAACACGCTCGGCTTCATTCCCTTGGTGCCGTATTACACCGCGCGTACCGGGTTCCTCACGGCGAAGCCACCACTGCTCGAACTCGCCCACCTGGTGGCAAAGCACTGGTGGCTCCAGTCCTCCCTGGACAGTCTGGTTGATGTCGCTTGCGTGCCGATCCTGGTGATGACTGGCGTCGACTCCGGCGACGAACTAGCCATCGGTGCGCGCTCCGCTGTGAAGTTGCCTCGGGAAGCCGACATGAAGTACGTCGAGCACACCGGCGCCGCCATCAAGACCGCGCGGGAACAACTTGACTCACTGCAAGAGGAGATGCGGCAGGCCGGTGCGAAGCTGGTGGAGAAGTCCACCCAGGTCATGACTGCGAAGCAGTCTGGTGAGGAATCGGCGAAGGAGACCAGCAAACTGGCGATGATGTGCCAGGGCCTGCAGGACAGCCTAGTGCTGTTCCTGTCGTACTTCTCCCTCGCACTGAACAACCGCGCCGAGGGCGGCACCGTGCAGCTCCAGCCGAATCTCGACCCGGATTATGCTCCGGCTGAGACCATGGGTGTGCTGCAGCGCATGCGTGACGGCGGCTCGTTGTCAGACCAGACCCTGTTCAACGAGGCCCAGCGCCGCGGCATGCTTGCCGAGGACCTGGACTGGGAGTCGGAGCAGGAGCGGATCCGCAACCAGGAGCCTGCGATATGACTCGCTTGGAGGTGCTGCTGGCGGAGCTGTATACCGACCATGGTATCGACCTGATCAGGACCACGGCGGGCATGTCGAAGGAAGTCGAGGAGAAGATTACCGAACTCGCCGAGGAGTTGGTGAAGCTGCTGCAGGGTCGCCGGTTGCCGCTGAAGAACGTCAAGGAGGTCAACGCGATCCTCGACGAGGCGGCCAGGGCAATCAAGGCGCAGTACACCGAGATCGCTGCAGCGCATGATGCCAATCTGCGGCAACTCGCGGTCATCGAAGGAGGCTTCGCGTCGAGCTCAGTCAACAGCCTGGTGAGCCGGCCAATCATGCTCGGCGTCGGCAAGAACCGACTCAGCGCCGTGGTTGCGAATACGCTCATCGAGGGCGCGCCTACCAAGCAATGGTGGCTCAAGCAGGCTGCGGATGTGTCGTTCCGGTTCGCCGGTGTGGTGCGCAATGGCTTCGTGAACGGCGAGACCACGGAACAGATGGTCACCCAGATCGTCGGCCGCCGGGCTCGGGGCGACCAACCGCCGGTGAAGGGCTTCATGGATGTCAGCAAGCGCGCGGCTCGGACCTTGGTCCACAACAGCGCCCAAGCGGTGGCCAATGGCGCCAGGATGGAGGTCTACAAGGCCAATTCTGGCGAGAATGGCCCGGTGAAAGGGTATCGCCAGCTCAGCACCCTGGACTCGCACACCACTGAAATCTGCATGGTCTACGACCAGAAGACCTGGGATCTGCAGTTCAGGCCTGTGGGGCACTCGTTGCCGTACAAGCAAGGTTGCCCGCGGCACTGGGGGTGTCGCAGTACCACTCTGCCTTGGCTCAAGACGATGCGTGAGCTGGGTATCGACGTCGACGAGGTGAAGAGCACCCGGGCGTCGATGGACGGCCAGGTGCCGGCCAGTCTGAACTTCGAGACATGGCTCAAGGGTAAGTCGAAGGCCTTCCAGGACGAGAAGCTGGGGCCCGGCCGCGCCGACCTCTGGCGCCGAGGCGTCATCACCTTGAGCGACCTGTTGGACCAGCGGGGCAACCCGCTGAGCCTGGCACAACTCAAGTCGCTGTACGCGCCCGACTGATCTGATCACCAATTCGTGTAGGCCCCGGCAATGTTCGGGGCTTTTTTATGCCTGCGTTTCGGATGGAGCGGGGCGCCTTCCGGGCCGGATGGCCCATCGCAATGGCCGGATGGCCGGAGAAAGACGAGATGAAACTGAAGACTGTCGAAGTCGATGGCAAGCAATACGCCGAGATCCAGGATGGCAAGCCGGTTTACGTGGAGGATGACGGCAAGGAGATCGCTTTCGATGCGGTTGGTACCCGAGCCACCATCACCCGCTTGAACGGAGAGGCCAAGCAGCACCGCGAGCGGGCGGAAAAGGCCGAGAAGATCGCAAAAGACTTCGAAGGCATCGAGGACCCGGCCGCAGCGCGTAAAGCCCTGGAAACCGTCGCCAACCTCGACGCGAAGAAGCTGGTGGATGCCGGCGAGATCGAGAAGGTGAAGGCTGAAATCGGCAAGGCCTACGACACCAAGCTGACCGAGGCCACCACGCGCGCGGAGCAGTTGGAGCAGCAGCTCTACGCCGAGAAGATCGGCGGCAGCTTCTCCCGCTCGAAGTTCGTGGCCGACCGCCTGGCTGTTCCGGCCGACATGGTGCAGTCCGTGTTCGGTAAGCACCTGAAGATCGAGGACGGCAATCTCGTCGCCTACGACGCCCACGGCAACAAGCTGTACAGCAAGACCCGTCCCGGCGAGGCCGCCGACTTCGATGAAGCGCTGGAGATTCTCGTCGACCAGTACCCCTACCGCGACCAGATCCTGAAGGGCTCTGGCCACTCCGGCGGCGGAACGCCCCCGGGCGGCAAGCCCTCCGGCAGCACGGCCAAGTCGCTCGCCGACTGCAAGACCGAGGCCGAGAAGGTCGCCTACCTCGAAACGATCAAGTAAGGAGGCCACATGGCTTTCGATCTCGCTGTATTCAACAAGCAGACCTACACGGCTCTGACCGAAACCGTCGCCCAGGCGATCGACAAATTCAACCAGGCATCCGCCGGCACCATCGTCCTGCAGAACGCGCCGGCGCAGGGCGACTTCGACATCAAGGCCAGCTTCAAGCTGATCGCCAATCTGGTGCGCCGCCGCAACGTCTACGGCAACGGCAACGTGGCTGCGACTCGTCTGACGCAGTTGCTCAATGCTGCGGTAAAGGTCGCCGCCGGCACGCCACCGATCGAGTATGAAGCGGCCCAGTACAACTGGGTGTTGCAGAACCCGGCGTTGGCGGCCCTGACCATCGGTGAGCAATTGGGTAAGGCACGTGTCGCGGATATGCTGAACACCGCCATCCGCGGCGCGGTGGCTGCAATCAGCGGTCACGCCGACGCGACCCATGGCAGCGCCACCGAGACCGCAACCTTCCGCACTCTGAACAAGGCGGCGTTCAAGTTCGGTGACCGCGCCAACGCCATCGCGGCCTGGGTGTTCCACTCCAGCGTGGTCAGCGATCTCTACGACAACGCTCTTGCGAACGCCGAGAACCTGTTCACCTACGACGGCGTGAACGTGATGCGCGACCCGTTCGGTCGTCTGTTCGTGGTGACCGACGCCGACTCGCTGATCGTGCCGGCCGGCGCCGACCCCGAGGCCAACCCGGCTTCGTTCCGCTCGCTGGGCCTGGTGCAGAGCTCGGTGCTGGTGACCGGCAACAACGACTTCGACGCTGTTCTGAACCGCACTACCGGCAAGGAGAACCTGGGTTCGGTCTACCAGGCCGAGTGGAGCTACAACCTGGGCGTGCTCGGTTACACGTGGAAGACCGGTACGGGCGGCGCTTCGCCGAACGATACCGCGATCGGTACCGCGGCGAACTGGGAGCGCACCGCCACCAGCGTCAAGGACACCGCCGGCGTTCTGGTGCTGAGCAAGTAACCGCAGAGGGGCCGCCAGGCCCCCTTTTCATGAGGTGGACAATGACCAAGAAGATTCTGTGGTTCGTAGCGGGCCCGGCGACCTCGGACCAGATGGAGTTCGCCCAGCGCAATGGGCTGACGATTCGGGATCCGCTCGCCTATCGCCAGGGTGACTTCCTCGAGCAGGCCGATGCGGTGGCAGGCGAGGTACCGCGGGCATACTCGGCGGCCTACGACCTGATCGAACTGCAAACCATCGGTGCTGCGAAGGCTTCGGGCGGCCAGGACGGCGAGCCGACCCTCGACGAAATTAAGGCTGACCTGAAGACCCTCGGCGTTGCGTTCGATGGGCGTGCAGGCAAGGCTGCGTTGGCGAAACTGCTCGCCGAGGCGAAGGCAGCCCAGGAGCCCTCGCCGTTGAACGACGAGCAGGTGCTGGCGCGTCTCGTTGAACTGGGTGTCGAGGTGCCGGAAGGCGCCACGCCCGATTCGCTGCGCGAGCTCCTGAAGGCGACCGAGGAGAAAGCCAATGGCGGTGGTGACTGAGGGTGAAAGCGCCAACAGCTACGTCTCCGTCGACCAGGCTACCGAGTATCACGCTCAGCGCGGCAATGCTGCCTGGGCGTCGACCTCCAATGACAGCCGCTCCTCGGCACTGATCAGGGCGACTGACTACATCGACCGCAGCTATCAATTCCGAGGCTCGAAGGTCGACCCGGACCAGCCGCTGGAGTTTCCACGCACCGGCTTGGCCTGGCCGAACCGGAAGCTGCAGGCCGCAACGTGCGAACTGGCCCTGCTGGCGCTCGATGGGCCGCTGGACACGGTACAGCAGGCCTCCGCCGTGAAATCCGAGACGGTGGGGCCCCTCACCACGGTCTACGCCGATCCGGTGAACCAGGGGCAGCCGCGCTACGTTGCAGTGGATCGGCTTCTGGAGGCGCTGACCGTCGGCGGCGGCATGTTCAACGTCAGGGTGTCGAGGATGAGCTGATGGCCGATATCTACGACCGTTCCCGGGCGATGGCCATACGCATGCTGGCACCGCGGAGCAAGGGCGGTAAGGGGCTTGAGCTACGCCTGACCAAGTTCGAGCAGGGCGAGTACGACCCGGCGACCGGTGGAAGTCCAACCATCGAGCGCCGCTTCGATGGTTCCGGCATGCGCCAGGACTACGACGTGCGGGTTATCGACGGCTCGCTGATCCAACAGGGTGATGTCGAGATCATCATGTCACCAGTGCAGCTCGGGGGGCAGGACATGCCGGCGCCGAGGAACGGCGACAGTATTGAGTTCGACGGCGAAGCCTTCGAGGTGGTGACTGCGAAAGCCTGGAACTACGCCGGATTGGACATCGGCTTCGTCGCGCAGGCGAGGAGGTAGCATGGCCGAGATCATCGACCTTGATACCCGCCGCCCCCACGTTACTATCACGACCCACTCAAACAAGGCTCATGTCGTTCCGCTTTCCGTGTTCGAGTCGATCGCCAGAGGAAACATGACCGTCGACACTCTCGATCATAGGGATGAACTGATGCGCGTGATCGTGGCTGAATGGATGGGATATCTCGGCGTGCATGGCGCTGATGCTCTGCGAGTAATCGAGGATTGACCTATGGCCCGCGGCTCTCGCATGCGTCAACGCTACTCGGGGCGCCAGGGCAGCTTCGCTGCAGCGGTGGCGCAGTTCCGCGACCAAGCCTTGGCTGCCGGCGATGCGATCTACCAGCGGATCATGTTGGACCTGTCCGTCAAGGTGATCGAGAAATCTCCAGTCGGTGACCCGGAGCGGTGGGCCGCGAACGTCGCTTACCGCCAGAGGGCGAGCGCCGCGGCGGACCGCTACGACGAGAACGTCGCGATTCGCAACACCCTGATCAACCTGAATCCGAGCAACTTCACCAGGAACGGGAAGCTACGTCGAGGCGTGAAGCACGCGAAGCCGCTGACCAAGGCGGAGCGTGACCAGAACTTCGACGTCACCGGGATGGTGGCCGGGCGCGGGTATGTTGGCGGGCGCTTTCGGGCCAACTGGCAGTTCAGCATTGGCACGGCCGCACCGGGGGAGATTGATGACGTCGACCCGACTGGCAGCAAGGCAATTTCTGCAGTGACCGCTGGGGTCCAGCCGCTGAAGCTCGGTGATACCGCCTACCTGGTGAACAACCTGCCGTATGCGGTACCGCTGGAGTACGGGCACTCCAGCCAGGCGCCGGCTGGCATGGTCCGGGTGACCATCGCCGAATTCCAGCAGATTGTGGAGGCCGCCGTCAGGGCGAACCAGGTATGAGTCACGAGATCATTCAGCAACTGTTCGAGGCTCGCCTGGACGTCTGGGCGAAGGCCAAGGGGATCCCGGTCGCGTACCCGAATGTGACGTTCGAACCGACGCCGGGTGCCATCTATCTACGCTGCTTCACGCTGCCCGCTGGCACTACCAGTAGCGACTTGGGCGGCTACCACCGGGGCTTCACAGGTGTGTTCCAGATCAGCATCGTGGTCCCAGGCGGGCAGGGCACCGGCGTTGCCGCAGACATCATCGCCGAGTTAGGTCAGCAGTTCCCTCTCTACAGCGAGTTGTCTCGCCCCGGTTTCTCTGTGCAGGTGGTGAGCCCACCAGCGCCGGGACCCTGGATATCGGGGGAGATCGCCGATACCAAGCCAGTCTCCATCGGCTATCGCGCCGACATCTTCTGAACGCCCGCATGGGCACACCAGCACCCGCCATGAGCGGGTTTTTTCATTTCCACACGAGGAAAACTCCATGTCCGCAAGCCTCCCCAACGGCGCGCTGCTGGCCATTGCTGCCACCTACGGCCCGGCTATTCCGATTACCGCTGTCTCCAACGCCAAGCCAGCGGTTGCTACAGCAGATGCTCACGGCCTGCTGGTCGGTGACGTCGTGTCGCTGGTGTCCGGCTGGACTGGCCTGAACGGCCGAGCCGTCAAGGTCGCAGTTTCCACCGAGGACACCTTCTCCCTGGGCAATATCGATACCACCGATGTGATCCGCTACCCGGTCGGCGGCGGTATCGGCTCGGCGAAGAAGGTCCTCACCTGGCAGCAGATCCAGCAGGTGATGAACCCGACCACCTCCGGCGGCGAACAGCAGTTCGTCCAGTACCAGTACCTCGAGGACGATGACCAGCGCCAGTTGCCTACCTTCCGCAACGCGCAGTCGTTCTCGATGCCGATCGCCGACGACCCCAACTTGCCGCAGTGGGCGGTGATTGAGGCGGCGGACCAGAGTAAGGCGCTGCAGGTGATCCGCCTGACGCTGCGCAACGGATCGGAGGTTTTCTACAACGGCTACGTCTCGGTCAGCGACACCCCGACCCTGAACGTCAACGAAATCATGACCCGGACCCTGACCATCGCTCTCGATGGCCGCCCGGTTCGCTACAACCCGGCCCCCTAAGGAACTGTCATGGCGAAGAAGTTCAGCATCGCGCAGGCGCCCACCTTCGAATCCAGTGTGGAGATTCCCCGCCTCGGCGGGGAGTCCATCAAGGTGCCATTCACCTTCAAGTACCTGGATCGTGAAGCGCTGGCCGACCTCTACAGCAGTTGGGGAGAGCGGTTCGAGCGCCTGGTCGAGGAGACTCGCGAGCAGTCTCTGGAAGCCTTCACCACGGCTCAGATCGACCTCCAGGTCGAGCAGGTACAAGCCGTGGTGGCCGGGTGGGGGTTCGACGAGGCGTTCACCGAGGCCAACGTCCGGCTGCTGGTGTCCTCCCTGGTCAGCGTGCCCGAGGCCATCCTCGAGTCCTACCAGAACGCCTACAGCAGAGGGCGCTTGGGAAACTGAAGCGCGCCGCACAGGAACTCTATCGGCCTGTAGCCAGCCCCCAGGAACTGGCGCAGTTCGGATTGTCTCCAGATGACTTCGACGAAAGCGACGAGCAGATGGAGCTTTGGCCCTGCAACTGGACGGCATTCATCGTCTTCGAGGCGATGAGCACCCAGTGGCGGGCTGGCATGTGTGGCGCAACAGGCCTGGACTACACCGCATTGCCGGTGGTGATGCAGATGTGCGGCGTAGCCGCTGGTGAGCAACCCGCGGTATTCGCGGATATCCGGGTGATGGAAGACGCTGCGCTGAAGGCCTTCCGCGAGCAGAGGGAGTCGGGATGAGCAACTTCGCCGAACTGGGCATCAAGGTCGATTCGAGCCCGGCCGTAAAGGCGGCCGAGGACCTCGACAAGCTGGTCGACTCCGCCGATCAGGCCGAACAGGCAATCGACAACCTGTCCGACGCCAGCAAGGGCCTCGAGCAGGCCACCAAGGGAGTGTCGCGCGCGGAGGAGGACGCTGCCCGCAGTGTCGACAAGGCGGCCGGTGCGCGTGAACGCCAGGCTGCTGCCAGCCGGAAGGTATACGACAGTGCCGCTGGCGAGATATCCATCATCAGCCAGTTGGAACGGGCGCTTTCCGGCAACGTCGCCAACATCGATGATCTGATTCGCGCCGAGAGCTTGCTCGAGCGGGCGCGCAAGGCCGGCCTGACCACGCTGCAGGACGAGGCGCAGTATCAGGATCGCCTGGGTGCGGCCTATGACCGGTTGCAGAAGGCGGAAACCAAGGAGTCCGCCGAGAAGCAGCGCCTAGTCGCGGCGCAGAACCGTCAGATCGAAGCGATGCAACGCACGGTCAACAGCATCGATCCGGTGACCGCCGCGTTGGCCAGGCTTGAGAAGCAGGAAGCCGCGTTGCGTGGGCTGCGCGCCGCCGGGGGGCTGGATGACGCCGGGTTGGCCGCTGGCCTGGAGAAGATCGCGGCGAAGCGGCGGGACATCGAAGGGACCGGCGGCGCGATCAACAAGCTTGGGCTGACCAGCAAAGAAGCGCGCGAGAACGTGTTGCAGTTGGGTAACGCCCTCTCCACCGGTAACTGGCGGGTCGCCGCCCACAACATCGCCGAGATCGGTGTGAACGCCGGCGGCGCCGCGCGCGGTGTTATCGGCGTCCTGGCCCCGATTGGGCTGCTGGCAGCGGCGATCGGTGGTGTGACTGCGGCGGCGTACTTGGGCAGCAAGGAGCAGGGCGAATACAACAAGGCGCTGATCATGACCGGCAACTACGCTGGCACCAGTGCCTCTGGACTGGGCGAAATGGCGCGCCAAGTCAGCAGTACGGTTGGCACGACCGGAGCTGCTGCCGAAGTGCTGGCCACCCTGGCAGGCAAGGGAGACTTGGCCAGCGAAAGCTTCGTTGCCATCACCCAGGCCGCGCTGTCGATGGAAGAGGCAACTGGCCGCGCGGTAGGGGATACCGTCGCCGAGTTCGTGAGGCTGGGAGAGGACCCTGTGAAGGCCTCGAAAGCCCTGAACGAGCAGTACAACTACCTGACCGCATCCGTTTACTCGCAGATCAAGGCGCTGGAGGAGCAGGGGGATCACGCCGGCGCGGTGAAGCTGGCGACTGAGGCCTACGCTGACGCAATCAACCAGCGGACCCCGAAGATTCTGGAGAACCTGGGTTGGATTGAGCGTGCTTGGGATGGAGTCGCACGTGCTGCGAAGCGCGCGTGGGATGATGCCAAGAGCATTGGTCGCCAGGACATCGACTCCCAGATCGCCGACGTGGAGCGGCGCCTTGCCCAGCTCGATCAAGGTGGTTTCGGCCTGGTCGGCAACCGCGACGAGAGCCGGAACCGCCTGCGCGAAGAGCTCGACATGCTCCGCGAGCGGAAGAAGGCGATGGAGGACGATGCCAGAACCGCCGGCGAGCGCGCTCGGGCTGAACAGGCCGCCCAGAATGCTATTGACCGGATCGACGCTCGTTCCAGGGCGGCGCTGACCAACCAGCAGAAGCGCGCCAAGGAGTTGGAGCAGTACAAGAAGGATCTACAGGCGATCCGCGAGGTGAACCCGAACGATGTCCGCCTGCGGCAGGCGACCGTCGATCGCGAGATCGCCAACATCAACGCCAAGTACAAGGACCAGAAGGGAACCGCCGGTTCGGTGGACCTACGCGCGGCCAACGCTGCGAAGAACAGCTTGGCCGAGATCACCGCGACCTACCGTAACGCGCAAAAGGAATTGGAGGCATCCCAACGCGCAGGCGTGATCAGCGCGGAAAGCTACGCGCAGCAGCGCATCTCGATCATCCAGCAGGAGCGGGATGAGGTCACCCATGCCTACGAGCGTGAAATCGCAGCGCTGGAGGCTGCCAGGGCGAAGCAAGGAACCTCGGCAGCCCAGCGAATCCAACTCGACCAGAAGATCGCCGACGCCAGGACTGCGTTGGTCAAGGCGCAGCAGGACGCAGATTCACAGCTTAACCAGATCGAACTCAGCGAGCAGGGGAGGCTTCGGCGACAGGAGCAGTCGGTGCAGCGCTACACGCAGGCGCTGCAGGCACAGGTCGATGCGTTGCGCCTGGAGGGCGAGCGCGCTGCGGCCGGTGTCGGCATGGGCGGACGAGAGCGGTCCCGCTTCGAGCAGTTGAACAGTCTCGACGACCGCTACAACCAGCAACTGATGGACCTGGAGAACCAGCGCTCCGATCCCAGTCGGCAGATGTCGGACGAGGAGTACGAAAAACGTCTGGCGGTGCTCAGGAAGGCGCATCAGGACCTGCGGGACACCGTGGTCAGCAACTACGACCAGATGACCGCTGCCCAGTCAGACTGGAGCAACGGAGCGAGCGGAGCCTGGAACGACTATCTCGAGAGCGCCAGGAATGTTGCTGGGCAGACACATGACCTGTTCACCAGCGCGTTCCGCGGCATGGAGGACTCAATCGTCAACTTCGCGATGACCGGCAAGCTGTCGTTCGCCGACTTCGCCAAGAGCATCCTGGCCGACATGGCGCGGATTGCAACGCGCGCCGCTGCCTCGCAGGCCCTCTCGTCCCTCTTCGGCGGCTTCTTCGGCGGTGGAAACGCTGCCGCGCAGTCTGGTGTCGACAACCTTGTGAGCAACAGCGGGCTGTTCGCCAACGGTGGCGCGTTCGCCGGTGGCGTGCAGATGTTCGCCGCTGGCGGGGCATTCACCAACAGCGTGGTCAGCACGCCAACCGCCTTCGGCATGAGCGGCGGCCGCCTGGGTGTGATGGGCGAAGCGGGGCCTGAGGCAGTGATGCCGCTGACCAGAACCTCGTCCGGCGCCCTCGGTGTGCGCGCTATGGGCGGTGGTGGTTCGCAGATCAACGTCGAGGTGAACATTGCCTCGGATGGTTCGGCCAACGTCTCCAGCAGCCAGCCTGGCCTGGACCAGTTCGGTCGCGACATCGGGACGTTCGTCGAGCAGAAATACCGACAACTCCTGGCGCGTGATCTGCGGCGTGACGGTGCGATCGGCCGGGCCATCAACGGGTAGAGCACATGGCAATCGAAACCTTCACCTGGGCCACCGAGAGCGGTGGCGAGGGCGACATAACCTTCGCCACCAGGTCCGCGCAATTCGGTGACGGCTACAAGCAGTTGGTGAGCGAAGGTCTGAACAGCAAGTCCCAGAGCTGGCCGGTGTCCATCACCGGGCCGGCGGCGACCATCAAGGCCGCGATGGACTTCCTGGACCGCCACACAGGAGCGCGGGCGTTCCTCTGGACGCCGCCCCTGGGCGGCCTGGGCCTCTACACCTGTGCGGGGTACCGACCAGTCAACCTCGGCGGCCGGGTCTACCGGCTGACCGCGACCTTTGAACAGGCATTCCATCCATGACGCTGATCACCGATATCCAGAAGCTGGAGCCCGGCGGCGAGGTCGTGCTGTTCGAGCTCGACGGCAGCGACTTCGGCGCCGGCGTGGTCCGGTTCCACGGACACGCTATCCCGCACAGCCCGCAGGAACTGGCCGCCGCCGGTGCCAACGCCGACCAGTTACCGGCGAAACCGATCTGGTGGCAGGGCCACGAATACGCGGCCTGGCCGGTGCAGATCGAGGGCATCGAGGCCAACAGCGATGGTACTGCGGCGCGGCCGAGCTTCACCGCCGGCAACGTCAATGGCCGGATTACGGCGCTCTGTCTGGCGTTCGAGGACCTGCTCCAGTTCCGCCTCACCATCCGGACGACGCTGGCGAAATATCTGGACGCGGCGAACTTCCCTGGCGGCAATCCCGACGCTGATCCCTCCCAGGAGATCGTCGAAATCTGGTACTTGGACCAGAAAACCAACGAGGACGGCCAGTATGTGGCTTGGGAACTGGCCTCGCCAGGCGACGTTGGCGGCGAGCAGGTCGGCCGGCAGATGACCACCCTTTGCCACTGGGCGATGACGGGCGGGTATCGCGGGCCCGACTGCGGCTACACCGGCCCGTACTTCGACATCGACGGCAACCCCACCGATGATCCAGCCCGGGACGAGTGTGATGGCTGCCTGGGCACCGGTTGCATCCCGCGCTTCGGTGAAGGGAACCAACTGCCCTTCGGCGGCTTCCCTGCCGTCTCGATCATCGCCAGGAGCTGACCATGCTCAAGCACATCCTGTCTGCCGTGCAGAAGCACGCCGCGGCAGAGTACCCGCGCGAGTGCTGCGGCTTGATCATCCGTTCCGGCCGGAGCCAGCGGTACGTTCCCTGCGAAAACACTGCTGCCGACGCCAGCGAAGAGTTCCGCATAGCACCGGCGGCGTATGCAGAGGCAGAGGATCAGGGCGAGATCGTCGCCGTGGTGCACAGCCATCCCGATGCCACCAGCCGACCGAGTGCCGCAGACGTCGCTATGTGCAACGCCTCGGGCCTGACATGGCACATCCTGAGTTGGCCGGAGGGCGACCTGCGCACCATCGAGCCTGTCGACCAGGTGCCGCTGCTCGGGCGCGCCTTCGTGCATGGGGTGCAGGACTGCTGGCAGGTCTGCTCGGACTGGTACCAGAGGGCGTGGGGCATCGAGTTCCCGCACTTCGAGCGTGCCGACGGCTGGTGGGAGCGGGCAGACGGTCCGAGCCTCTACGAGCAGCGGTTCGAGGGGGCCGGTTTCGTCCGGGTTGATCGGCCGCAGCGTGGCGACATGATCGTGATGGCGGTGGGGCGCACCGCACACCCGAACCACGCCGGGATATACCTGGGGGACGACCCATCACTACCTGGCGAGGATGTGCAGCACTTCGGCGCCGGGCCTTTCCTGTTGCACCACCTGTATGGGAAACCCTCAGAGATCATCGTGTTCGGCGGGCCATGGCTCGACCGGACACGCCTTGTGTTGCGTCATCGGGACGCAAAATGAAGCGGCTTAGCCGCAGGAGGCAATGATGCAAGCAGAACAGCAGATTGTTTTGAAGTGCCTGGACTCGATGGCGTTGTCCTTGGCTGACCACGGCCATCACTGGACCACCGAACAGCGCCAGGCATACGAGGCGAGCGTGGCCTACCTCACTTCTGACGGTTGTAAGGAGACTGATTCGTCGGTTTCAGGCTGATCTTTTCCTCTGCGGCTTTGGCGTAGATCGAATCCTCAGACCGTCCCAGCTTGAGGCCTATCACGCGGGTAGGGGTATTTTCCTTCGCTAGCTTCTTGAGCGCATCGACATCGGCCTTCGTCCAGGCCTTCCCTGCATTCTCGGGTTGCTTCGCCATGTGACCTCCCAGGTCGTCGAGCCCCAGTCCATGGGCTTTCCGGCAATGGACCGGGGCGTTTCATTGGAGGCACAACGCTACTACGCCTGGATCCAATCCCGTTACTGGCTTTCCGTCCAGACTGGATGGGTGGACTGTCCCCGAGAGGATAGTGCGGGATCGCCACGCTTTGTCTTAGAATTCGAGCTCTATAGACCTTTCAAGGGAATGATGCCGTGGCTACTAATCACACCGTTACCTGTCCACACTGCATGAATGAAGTGCCGTGGGGCGCTCACGTCTGCAGAGGTTGCCAAGCTGAAGTCCGCTATGGAACACCTCGCGGGGTCGCTGTTTTCTTCTTTATTCTGAGCGTCGTATTCGGTTGGTGGGCTGCTAAAGCGGTTTACGTTTTCATCACTACAAACTCGACCGTGCTCTGGATTGTTTTTGGTGCGGTTTTCCTGGGGTGTGCGCTTGGAGCGAGAAAGGCCTGCAAGCGGTTCTATGACGGCAAGACTGTGTTCCGACGCTTTTACCGAAAGTAGCCAAAACCGACAGCCCAGCCCCGAGCCGGGCTTTTGTTGCTGGCTCGCGCCGCATCCTGACCGTAGTAGATTGCGAGGTGGGGGTAGCCCGGCAGACTGACTCGAACCGCGACACCCGAACCCAGCCATGTGCTGGGTTTTGGTGCTGGCGGTTTGGTACCCTTTGGCCTTTCTCAGGGAGGCTGAAGATGAAGCGCACATGGTTCCTGCTCGGAACATTGGTGGTGCTGGCTGGGTGCGGGTCGCCCGAGCAGAATGCTATATGGACAGCTGAAAAGGCTGTAGCAAATATGCTCAAAGATCCAGAGTCTGCAAAGTTCAATGGTAGCTTCTTCATGCCTGACGGCGGTAACGAGCAGCTTAAAAGTGGTCACGTATGTGGTTACGTGAACGCAAAAAATTCTTTTGGTGCATATGTTGGAAACCGAAGGTTTGTGGCTCCGGCGATCGTTGGGCCTGATGTTGTAGATGTCGGAAACGTTACAATCGACGATGGAGATACAAGGTTCGCGATAGGAACAACCGAGACAGTATTTGAAAAAGTATATTGGAACCCAAGCTGTGTGCCGGGATACAAGTCGCAGGTTGTCGAGATATCAGAGGGTGGTGAAATTTCAAAGGTCGAATGGTCTGTGCAAGTTGCCAGTCTTTCTTCTGACGAAAAAGCCGAAAAGCTTAAGGCTGAGCTTGAGAGTAATAAGTTTTCAGTATACACGTCTAAGAAGGACGGTATGAATCGTGTGTACGTTGGCCCATTCTCCGATAGATCGTCAGCCTCGAGTGCTAGTTCTGATTTGAGCAAGAGGCTTGGTTTAAATGGGTTTGTTGTTATAAAAAAGTGAATTATAGTTTTTTGTGAAAACCGCCTCCGGGCGGTTTTTTATTACCTGGAGAAACGCATGACCACCGCAGCGCACCACACTCCGATGACCACCATCAAACTCTACGGCGCGCTCCGGCAGTTCGGTCGGGAGTACCGTATGCTCGTCGGGTCGACTGCGGAAGCGATCAAGGCCCTGTGCGTGCAGATTCCTGGCCTCGAGCGCTTCCTCGCCAATGCCCACCTGCGAGGCATGGAGTTCGCGGTATTCCGTGGGAAACGGAACATTTCCCAAGATGAGCTGCAGTTCGGGGGCGCCGAGGAAATTCGCATTGCTCCGGTCATGCGTGGCCGGAAGCGTGGTGGGTTGGTGCAGACGATTGTGGGTGTTGCCCTTATCGTGGCGGCGACCATCATGGCCGGCCCTGGTGGTTTCGCCGCTGCTGGTGGTCTGACTGGGGCGATGGGGACAGCAGGTGTGGCGATGGCGATCGGCGGCGTCATCCAAATGCTCAGCCCCCAAGCACAGGGCCTGAAGCAGAGCGCGGCGCCGGAGAACTTGCCCAGCTACGCCTTCGGCAGCGCCAGAAACACCACCGCCAGCGGGAACCCGGTTCCGATCTGCTATGGGAAGCGCCGGTGGGGTGGGGCGATTATTTCGGCGTCGATCTACGCCGAAGACAAGGTGTAACAACCAACCATGAGCGGCGAGGCCGCGGGAGTGCGTGATGAAACTCGATAAGCTGGAAGTGGTCGTAGAGCCTCCGAAGCATGGCAGTGCAAAGCTCGAGATGCTCGGCCTGCCAGTGGCGCTTGGGCTGTCGCCTGAGTGGGGCGCTGAAGCCAAGAAGGCTGCGGAACTGCTAGAGAAGCGGCTTGCTCGCTTGGAGCAAGCGCTGGGTCTCATGCCTCTAAGCTAACGCTTGGCACTGTCAAAGATGTTATTGAGCACGGTCTTGTCTAGGCGCACCCCAGGCCGTTCGAGTTGCCTGGCTATCGTATTGGCCTTTGCCCTGGCGTTCTCGAGACCCTGCTCCCCCTCTGCTTGGTACACTTGGGCAGCTAGCCCGCCACTGACCGCCATTAAGGCGTTCACCTTAGAAGCCAACTCATCAATGGCTCTAATTAGTTGATTTACGTCCATATTCATCCTGACCTCCTAGGCCTTTAACCGCGCCGACATTGGCGCCTCCCGATCCCTGGGCCGGCACGCTCAGGGTCGGGAAACCCTTGCATGAAGGCACGACGCTACTACCCCGGTAGGGTGGTTGCCACTGGCATTTCATCCACGCTGTACAACCTTCCAGCCCGCCTCGCGCGGGCTTTTTCATGCCCGGAGGAAAGCATGGGCGCAGTTCACCAGCACCTGGCCGGCCGCAAGGGCGGCAGTAGCAAACCGAAACAGCCGGTCGAGGCACCCGACAGCCTGCGCTCGGTCGCGATGGCCAAGATTCTGCTCGCCGTGGGCGAGGGCGAGTTCGCCGGCGTTCCGAGCGAGCGCGACATCTACCTCGACAACACCCCGCTGATGGACCCGAGCGGTAACCTGAACTTCCCGAACGTTAAGTGGGAGTGGCGCGCGGGGTCGGTGGATCAGGACTACATCCCGGGCATCCCTGCCGTTGAGAACGAGACGTCTGTCAACGTCGAGTTGCGCAGCGATACGCCCTGGGTGCGCTCGCTGAGCAATACCCAGCTTTCCGCAGTGCGCCTGCGCTTCGCCTGGCCAGCGCTCCAGCAGCAGGACACCAACGGCAACATCGGCGGGTACCGGATCGAATACGCCGTAGATATGGCCACCGACGGCGGCGCCTATCAGGAGGTGCTGCGCGAGGCCGTCGATGGCAAGACCACCACCCGTTACGAGCGCTCCCGCCGGATCGACCTGCCGGCGGCCACCAGTGGCTGGCAGTTGCGCGTGCGGCGCCTGACGCCGAACCAGAACAACAACCGCATCGCCGACACCATGCTGATCGCCGGCTACACCGAGGTGATCGACGCGAAGCTGCGCTACCCGAACACGGCCCTGCTGTACGTCGAGTTCAGCGCAGAGCAGTTCAGCAACATTCCGGCTGTCACAGTCGACTGCCGCGGGCGGAAGGTCCAGGTGCCGAGCAATTACGATCCGGAGACCCGGGCGTACCTCGGCATCTGGGACGGCACGATGAAACAGGCCTGGACCGACAACCCGGTCTGGCACACCTACGACATCGTGACCAATGATCGTTTCGGTGTGGGTAAACGCATCAAGGCCTGGATGGTCGATCGCTGGGAGATGTACCGGATTTCCCAGTACTGCGACCAGATGGTGCCGGATGGGAAGGGTGGCCAGGAGCCGCGCCACACCTGCAACCTGAACCTGCAAAGCCGCGCCGGGGCGTGGGAGCTACTGCGCGACCTCACCGCTATCTACCGCGGCATGGCGTACTGGGCCCAGGGCCAACTGAAGATCCAGGCGGATATTCCGCGCGCCACCGACGTCGATTTCGCCTACACCCGGGCCAATGTCATCGACGGCCGCTTCAGCTACGGCTCGGCCAGTGAGCGCACTCGGTATAGCCGTGCCTTGGTCAGCTACGACAATCCGGCGAACAACTACGACACCGACGTGGCTGTGGCCACCGATAAGCGCCTGCAGCGGCGTTACGGCGACAACCCGGTCGAGGTGACAGCTATTGGCTGCACCCGCGAGAGTGAGGCCCAGCGGCGCGGAAAATGGGCGATCCTGACCAACAGCCAGGATCGCACGGTAACGTTCCGTACCGGTATGGACGGGGCGATTCCGCTGCCGGGATGGGTGATTCCGGTGGCTGACGCGCTGTTGGCTGGACGGGAGATCGGCGGGAGGGTCTCGGCGGTTGCTGGCCGAGTGATCACCTTGGATCGCGATACTCAGGCGAAGGCTGGCGACCGGCTGTTCCTGAACCTGCCCAGCGGTAAGGCTGAGGCGCGAACCGTGCAGTCGGTAGCCGGGCGCGCGGTGACCGTGACGACAGCCTACAGCGAGACCCCGCTACCGGAACTGGTCTGGACCCTTGATGCCGACGACCTGGCGGTGCCGCTCTACCGTGTGATGAAAGTCAGCCAGCCGGAGCGCGGTGTCTTCGAGATCACTGCGCTGCAGTACGAGCCCGGGAAGTTCTCAGCGATCGACACTGGCGCCAAGTTGGAGAGCCGGCCGATCAGCGTTATCCCGATCACCACCGTGGCGCCGCCGGCGAGCGTCACGCTGACCTCGCACTACCAGTTCGATCAGGGGTTGGCGGTCAGCACGATGACCATCGCCTGCCCCCCCGTGGAAGGGGCTGTCGCCTACGACGTGGAGTGGAAGAAGGACAGTGGAAATTGGATCCGCCTGCCGCGTGCCGGCACCACCAGCGTCGATGTGACCGGTATCTACGCAGGTGGCTATCTGGCGCGAGTGCGTGCTGTTTCGGCCTTCGACATCACGTCGGTCTGGAAGAGTTCGATCCTGACCCATCTCAGCGGTAAGACCGGCGCGCCGCCGGCGCTGGCGTTCCTGCGTACCACCAGCGGACCGTGGAAGATCGGCCTGGAATGGGGATTCCCGGCCAGTGGCGCGGCGGACACCGCCTACACCGAGATCCAGCAGTCCGCCACGCCCGGCGGCAGCGAGCAGAACGCAACTGCCCTGGGCTTGTTCGCGTACCCGACCGACACCCATACGCTGACCTCGCTGGCGGCCGGTGCTCGCCTGGCCTTCCGCGGGCGGCTGATCGACAGGACCGGCAACGTCGGCCCCTGGTCGGCCTGGGTCGACGGCATAAGCTCGACGGATGCGAGCGAGTACAACGAGCTGATCACCAAGGAGTACGTCGAGTCCGCGCTGGGCGAACAGTTCTTCGCCGAAATCGATCAGATGCAGGTCGATATCAGTGGCCTGCAGGACCAGATCGACAATCTGACTGATGTGCTGGCCTACGACCCGACGAAGACCTACGCGAAGAACGATATCGTGCGGGTCGGCAACCGGCTGTATCAAGCGAAGCAGGCGGTGCCGCTCAACGCCTCGCCGCCGAACGCGACCTACTGGGCCGACATCGGACAGTCGATCGAGACGGCCAACGGCCTGGCCCAGCAGGTGGCCACCAACACCGCGGATATCACCGAGCTCGACGGCAAGGTCGAAGCGGCGGCTTCGAGCCTGGATGTTCTGCAGGCTGCTGCCCGCCGGGAGCCGGCGACCGGAGAGAAGGCCGATGCGCTGAAGGGCTGGGACACCATTGCTCGAGCTGCCACCGAAGTCACCGTGCGGGCGAACGAGGACGAAGCGCAGGCGAAGCGGACGAGCTTGCTTGAAGCGCGGACTGCAACTGCGGAGGGGCGCATTACCACGGTCGAGCAGGTGACCGCGAGCGACAGACAAGCCACTGCCCAGCGCATCGACCAACTTTCAGCGGAGGTGGGTAGCAACAGTGCGGCAATCCAGACGACGTCCCAGGCAGTGGCCTCCCTGGATGGGAACGTTCAGGCGCTCTACAGCGTGAAGCTCCAGGCCCATGCCAATGGGCAGGAGTACGCCACCGGGTTCCAGCTTGGGTTCGACAGCGGTACGAGCGTGACGACCATGGCGTTCCAGGCTGATAGGTTCCTCTGGTTCAACAGTTCCAGCGGGCAGACCGTGGCGCCGGTCTCGATCGTCGGAGGCCAGATGTTCATCAACACCGCGATGATTCAGGACGGTTCGATTACGAACGCGAAGATCGGCAACGTGATTCAGTCGACCGCACTCGGTGCCAACGGCGAGCCGCTGTGGAAGCTTGATAAAGCAGGGAGTTTGACGATGAACAGCGCAACGTCCGGAGGCTTCATGAGGCAGACAGCGGAGGCCGTTAAAGTCTACGACGCGAACCTGGTGTTACGGGTACAGATCGGGAATCTCGACGCATGAGCTATGGCATCCGAATTCGAAACGCAGCCGGAGGGATCGTGATGGACCTCACCGGCCAGTCGGCGCGGACTGTATATCGACAATCGATTGGAGCGATCACAGGAGGAATGGCAGTGAGTATTCCCGGCTTTGATCCCGCTCGTGGTGTAGTTTTCTTAATCTCAAGCGGCTACCCATTTGGAAACGTCCCTTCCTATAGAATATCTGGAAATGTAATTACGTTTTTGCGAGACGGATCTCCAAATGTTACCTATGTCCTACATGCGGTAATGTTCTCATGAGCTACGGTATCCTTGTTCGAGGGAACAATGGGCAAACAATTATCGATGACTCAAACCCCTGCATGCATATTGTTGAAGGTGGGGTGTATGGCGTTCAAGGGGCGGTGGAAATTGTTGTAAACTACTCGGCGCCAATTAACTCGCCCTACGAGCCATATGTATACTTCTGTCCTAATGGGCCTCACCAGATTTATAGATTTCGACATCTGGGAGGGGCTGGGGCTTGGTCTGGATTTGCGTTTTACCAGTCTAGTTTCCAAGATACCGACCCGCCGGTATATGGAGGAAAGTGGAAGGCCGCAGCAGTCATGCTACCCCGTATAGGAGGGTGGGGCATGCATGTATTCGATGCTCAGTCGCGTGTCATGTTCGACAGTAATCGCGAGATTGTGCGGTTTGTTGGAGGGGCGCAGGAGTGGGAGTTATACGCACATAACCCTAATTGGCCCGGAGGTATGCACATGCAAACATGGGCACTTCCATATCCATATGGGTTGTCCACCTATTTTCTGGTGAGTCATTTTAATCTAAAGCATATCTATACTCTGGAACCCCCTCGTATAGGGTTCCTGTACAATTCCCGGGCCATGATTTTCGTCTCCTCGTTAGTTCCGGATGAGATCGGATTTAAGTTCAACTGGCCACTCATTGTTGTCGCGTAATTTGATGGAGGCTTAAATGGCATGGTATTCAACCGGAACCGTCGCGGTGACAGAAAATAGCCCGACCGTCACCGGCACCGGAACTCAGTTTTCTTCTAATGTCCGGGTAGGCGACGCCTTTATTGCCCCTGACGGGCGCCTCTACGAAGTGAGCAACGTCGCCAGTTCGACGGTCATGTCGATAAAGCCCAACTACCGGGGCAGCACGGCTAGCGGCCAGCCCTATGCGGTGGCGCCAATCCTGGGTTACGACAAGGAGCTGAGCGATCGATTCAACCTGATAGCGAACCAGTGGGGAGGGACGCTGGCCGGCATTCAGCCGTGGGCAACGGCACCGACGCCGGCCCAGGCGAGGAACTCGCTCGAGTTGCGCAGCGCCGCCCAGGCCGATATCGGTACAACGCTTGGAAACGCCATGCCGGTCGGCGCATTCGGGATTGGTTCTGAGCGTCCTGACCGAGCACCATCGATTCATCGTTATGCGACAAGCGTCGAGATATTCGATTCGACAACTGTTGACTCCGTGGCAACTGGCATTAGCAACGGATCTGTGTTGACGATCGGCTACGACGGATCCGACTTGCGAGGAGCGCAGATGTTTTTCGGCCAGGTGCCGGCATCTACGGTCAAAGGTCGGTGCGGGAAATTCTCGTCTGCCCCTATTTTCGAGTTCTACACGACTATAAACACGACGAGAGCAACCGACGGGACGCTTCGTGCTGCATCGCCGGTCGTGCGTATCGCCAACGTTGATGGGAGCTTGAGACCGGACCTCAACGAACTGGACTTCGAGCCTGCGGGGGCTTGGGGTGTAGCCAACGCAGAGGCCCGCGGCGTTACTGTTCAACGGCTCGCCGTTGGCGTCTACAAGGTCTCTGGTAGCCTGGGGCTAGCGAAAGAGGGCTGGCGCGTGATCGACCCTGCGTCTCCCGACGGCGGTCGCCCACTCGGTATCACTGACAGCGAACAGGCTGAGGATGGGGCGGTCACCATCCGTCTCTTCAAACAGCGCTGGACACTCAGTGACGACGGAGAAATGGTGCTCGGGAAGGGCGCTCCGCTGGACGTGCCGCTCAATAGCTGGATCGATGTCCGATTGTCGATGCCGGCACCTCCTGAGGTGCAGCCCGAGACTCTATGAACAGCCCGCACTCTGCGGGCTTTTTTGTGCCTGGAGATCAGCATGCCTATCACTGAGCAGCAACTGCTGCAAATCCTCCCGAACGCCGGCCCTCGCGCCGGCGTTTTTGTTGGTGCGCTGAACCGCGGGATGACGCGCTTCGGTATCACGTCGCCTGTGCGAGTCGCCGCGTTTCTGGCCCAGATCGGCCATGAAAGCGGCCATCTGACCCGCCTGGTGGAGAACCTCAACTACAGCGCGCGCGGCTTGGCGGCGACCTGGCCGAGCCGATACCTCGGCGCCGACGGCCAGCCCAACGCCCTGGCGCAGCGCCTGGCGCGCAACCCCCGAGCCATCGCCAACAACGCCTACGCCTCGCGCAACGGCAATGGCGACGAGGCGTCCGGCGATGGCTGGTGCTACCGCGGGCGCGGGCTGCTGCAGATCACCGGCCGGGCGAACTACCGCGCCGTCGGCGCCGGGCTGGGCCAGCCGCTGGAGCAGGAACCCGAACTGCTCGAGCAGCCGGAGTTCGCAGCGCTGTCGGCGGCCTGGTGGTGGGCCAGTCACGGCTTGAACGACCTGGCCGACCGCGGCGAGTTCGCCGCCATCACTCGGCGCATCAACGGCGGCACGAACGGCCAGGCGGAGCGCCTGGCGCTGTGGGAGCGGGCGAAGAGGGTGCTGTCGTGATCTCGGCCCGCGTGATCTCGATCGCGCTGGCCTGCCTGCTGCTAGTTGGTCTCGGCGCTGCCGGCGGTGTCTGGATCGGCGCGCGGCACTACCGGCCGCAGTTGGATGCCGCACGGTCGGATCTGGTCGCCTGCCGTGCCGCCCGGGGCAGCCTGGAGGCCACAGTGGCGGAGCAGGTCCGGCATGTTGCCGCGCTGCGCCTGGCCGACGAGCAGCGCGCCCGGGATGCCGCGCAGGCTGTGGAGCGGGGACGGCAGCAGGCCTCGGAGCAGTATGCCGAAGCCCAGCGCCTGGTACGTGAGCGAACCGCCGGTGAGCAGTGTGCGGCCGCCGAGGCGGTCATCGATCAGGAGCTGGGTCTATGAAGGCGGTGCTGATGCTGGTGATTGTCGCGCTGGCGGGATGCGCCGGCCAGGTCGAGCCTGAGCCGCGCACGGTGCGCGTAGAAGTGCCTGTGGCGGTGCCATGCAGGGTGCAGTCGGTCGAGGTTCCGGTGTGGGCCACGGCGGGGCTGCGAAAAGGCGACGACCTACAGACCAAGGTCCGTGCGCTGCTGGCCGAGCGGCGGCAGCGGATCGGTTATGAGGCCCAGTTGCTGGCTGCCAACAGAGCATGCCAGTAGGAGTAGACTACGGCCTTTTCTACGGAGCTTGGTGATGCTGGTGATTCGATTGGCGGGGAAGTGGACGCTGAAGCTCGACAGGCAGGTCGGCAGTTCCGGCAAACACGGGATATGGGCATTCCACTGCTCTGAAAGCACGTTCGCGCCGTCTTCAAACGACCTGCGGCGCACTGCGGCGATCCTGCCGGCCGAACCCAAGGAAGGCCAGACGGTGGAAGTGTCGATCTGCGAAAGCCCGCACTCGCCGGATGGCTGGATTGCCGTCGGATCAGGCGTAGCGGCTTACGAGGCGGAGCGCTGAAAGTCAGGCCCAGCGCCAGGGCCTGAAGTCATCAGGGAACTGCTCGACGAGTTGCAGCGTGCCGCCGGCGTCGAGCTCGATCACGAGGCCGCGCACAACGCCGGCGCGCTCGAGCGCATGGCCCAGGCGCAGATAGACCTGCCCGTCCAGTGGATCCTGGCTGATGTAGCCCAGCCGCTGCCGTCCCGGTGCCGGAGCATGGTAAATGCCTTCGCTGTCCACCGTCCCGACAGCACGGCCGCCGTCGAGCACGTCGTAGCAGCAGTCCGCGCAGTAGTGCGTCTCGCGCGTTATGCCGTGCTCGATCGCCCAGGAGTACATGCCGAGCGCGTCGGTGACCATGTCGTGGCGGTCCTGCAGGCCAACGATTCCGCACTGATAGAGTTCGTTTGCCTCGGCCACCAGATACAGGTACTGCTCATCCGCGGCGTACAGCCAGGCGGCATGCTGCCGTATCGCGGCGAGCCATTGGGTGACGCGCTGGTGGTGGCAATGCCTGGGGTCGGAGTAGGACAT